ATCAGATAACAATGAGACCTGTCCTTTAATATCCGGTACAAATCATTAATATACTCGGAAATATCAATATCGTTGCTTTTGAATATCTTACCCTTTCTCGTCTGAGAGTCAGTCCAATATCCTCCCATATTCCCTGAGCCGCCTCTAGACTGAACCGGATAAGCCACATCGGAACATACGAGGTCTATGCTATCATTGTCTATCAGCTTCAATAGCTTTCTGCAATCGCCTTGGTAAATTTTATTAATCTCCAGCATATCCAAACATATCTTTTTGGTTAGACATTTCTTCCTTAATTCTTCTCTGTGCCACATTGAAATAATCCTTATCCAATTCAAAGCCAAGGAACTTTCTGTTGGTACGCAAACAAGCAAGAGCCGTACTTGCGCTGCCCATAAAGCCATCAAACACCAAGTCGCCTTCATTTGATGATTTCAAGATGCATTGCATAAGCAAGGGGATTGGTTTCTCGTTCTGATGTACCAATTTATCTGATGGAACTCTATCAAAGTCCCAAACATCCTCTAAGCGCTTGCCGTTTATGGTTCGTCTGCCTTTATTCAAGTACAGGATTGGCTCGTAACATTGACCATATTGCGCCTCTAAATCTCCAGCAGTATGGTTGTTCTTTCGCCAAATGAGCACATTCTTAATGGTAAACCCTGCATTCCTCGCTTGTTGCATAAAAAAGTCCAAGGTCTTAGCACTACAGAAGATATAAGCAGCACTATCATCCTTTAAAATCCGGTAGCATTCGCTCATATAATCAATAATCAATTGCTCATTATCATCATTGAGTATTTCCTTAGAGAAACGATGGTCGTCAGCTCTCCACCCAGTCTTGTAGGCTATGCAATACGGAGGGTCAGTAACAATCAAATCCACCTCCCCACTCTCTATTTGCTTCATTCCTTCTATACAGTCGGAATTGTATATTCTGTTTAATTCTAGCATATCAAATCTCTTTAATAGCGTTAACATAAGCTTCGTGAGCTTCTTCTTGCGTCCCAAAGCATCCGATATAAATTTTCTTCTTACCTATCTGGTACTGAGCTTGCCATTTTCTGTTGTTCTTATTCCACGTCACGCCCAAGTATACAGATGAAGTCTTCTTTGCTATAGCCGAATAAACCATATTGTATCTTGCAGTGCAATACTCCAAGTTGTCTACATCGTTATTCGTCTTGTCGAAATCCTTATGATTCACCATCGGCAACGCATCTGGATTCTCCAAGAAAGCCTGAGCTACCAAACGATGGATATAGAACATTTTGCGTTTTCCGTTCTTGTAAAGCCATACCTTCAGATAACCTTTTGGTGTCTTACATGGGGCGATTTCCTTTAATTGAGACGTTCTCCCAATAGTAAAAACATGTCCCAGCTTGCTAACATAATACCTTTCGTAATTCTTTATAGGCTTTATATCACCAAGAAACCTTGTTATACATTTATCTTTCATTGTTACCTCCTTTTTCAAAGAAACTTGAATATATGGCTTGCGCCTCCTTTGTATCTAGCAAATCAATATCATTGTAAAACCTTCTGTACACAACGCACAGCCTTTCGTCATTTCCGGTGTCTCTTGCTTTAGCTATTTGCTGACAAGACTCCATGAGAAATGCACTTATCTTCTCATAACTTCGCTTCTGTGTCTTCTTTAGCATATCCATGCTTACAAAGGTTTTGTAATGGATGATATGCTTTTCTTGCTCGTATTCTGTGAGTATAAGCCCTTCCGGAATAGCAAATACCACTCTTCTTGTCTTGTCATCACTATAGAGCTGAACAGCACCTGTAAACGATGTATATATCTTTTGCAATATCTTGAGAATCGGTAAGTCTTTTTTCAAAAACCTTTCTGCAAATCTCTTCAGAAAATGAACGCTCATAGCAAAACAATCTTCGCTATACCCCTCGTTTCTACTCATAGGAATATACTCGTTGGTTTCCTTCAGATAAATGAACAAACCGGAAGCAAATACATCGCCATGTTTTACACCTACAACGATGAAATAATCGGCATTAGGTGTAGCAAGCTCAAAGGTCTTTGTTATTTGTCTTACGTTCTGCTTTCTCATTTCACGTTTAAGCTCATTAGCTTTTCGCATCTGAAACTCATAGATTCTAGCTTCATCTAAGTTTCGTACTCTACGCATCTCTCCCGATGTCATACTTGCTGTTATCATGCGCATTCCTCCTTTTTAATCTTTGATAACCAACAATCCCAGATTCTTGTAGCTACATTAGCCATCATAACAGGAGGAACACACATTCCGCAAGCAAACCAAGGTTTCATGCCATTAAAGTCATAATCCATCGGAAATGTTGATGCTAAAATCGTATCATGTGCTGAAAGATAACTTGGATTATCATAATACACAAGTCTATCTTCCATTGCTGATATGGTATTGCATACCTTGTTCTTTTTAAGAAACATATTATTGAACATAGAAAGACGATTATCCATCCGCTTGACAATATCACCGATAGAATTGTCCTTTTCGTTTCTATACTCCCAATACTTCATCATTCCTTTAGGAATCTGTCTTCCATTATAGTCCGAGAACTCATCCAAGACAATTTCTTTCTCGTTGAAGTCCATATCTATCTTAGGCACTCGCTCGAACAAATCCTTCTGAACCATAAACGGCTCGCAAAGGTCTTTGCGTAATCCTAGAAAGAACACCCTAGGTCGATTCTGAGGAACACCCATATTACGTGCATTAAGCAACCAATGCTGCAAGATATATCCGGCATTATCCATCTGCTTGTAAATCTCTTTCACGTACTCGATAGCTTCACCTTGCAACAAACCTTGGACATTCTCAAAAACCACCACCTTTGGCTTTAGTTCTTTAGCAAGGTCAATAGAGTAGAAAGCCAAATCGTCAAGCCTTTGCGCCTTCTGACCTTCTCGGAATACTTTTTCCTTTCCCCAAGCCTTTTGGCGGTCACCTGCAATACTGAATACAGAACATGGGAAACTAGCATCCAATATATCCAAATTATGCAACTCTTCTTTCATAATATGCCCCCCCATATTGATATTGGTAATCAACTCACGAATATCACAATTGAAAGAATACTTGACATCGTGATTCTTCAAGTACATCTTCATAACCTTTGGGTCTATCTCATTACAGGCTACAACATCGTAGCCAGCTAGTTTGTAACCAAAGGAACTTCCACCTCCACAACAAAAGCAAGACATCACCTTACCTTTGTCTTTTGTGAAATTAGCATCTTTTTTAGTCCATCTATAAGGGAACTTGTGCTCGTTTTTATACATTTATCTACCATAAAAAACAATCGTTAATAAAAACCGATGTATAAAAATAACCACAAGTAATATGGTTGTAAAAAAGGGACTCTAACCCTTGAATTTAGATTCTGTTTTCTTCGGCAATGCGTCTTAAATAATCATCCGCTGCGTTATCATCTATTTTCGACTTAAGAGACATTCCTGTGTTATATCCTATCATTAAGGACACATTCTTGCTCTTTTTCTTGTTCTTTCCATATCGCCAGCCAAAGACCTTTCCTAGCCAAGCTATACCGACAATACTATCTGATACAACTATTGTCGGAAACAAAACAAATACTCTATATATCATCGCAATCTAATTGAGAGTTAAAAATATATCTATTCTGATTCAACCAAAGCTCCACGTAGTCAGCCTTGATTTTCAGAAATTCTTCGTATGTGTAGCATTTCTGCTGCTTACCACCTTTGTTCCAATAATAGGCAACTCCTCCCAAAGAAAAGAAGTCTATCAAGTCCATTTCCTTTCGCTCCGGTTCTTCACGCTTTTTCTTTTGCCTATATCTACTTACAGCAAGCAATATGAGACAAACGCAAAGCAACATGGAAACCAGTATCTCGAATATCAACCTTACGTCTTGCATCTTATTTTAAACACAAAAACACGAAACTACCGATTGCAAAGTCAAAGGAATAGTGACTCGGACTGCCTTTCGGTATAGTCCATCGGGTTTCGTGTCTCTAATATCTTATCAATTTCTTAAATCGCCATTTTATCCTTTTTTGTTCTGCGCTTGCAAAGATAAATAATATTTCGCTAACTTGCAAGCGTTTTAGTGCTTTTAATACTTTATTTGCATTATTTTAAACTTATCCTTTTTTGAAGTTCATTCCAAACTCTTCTTCCGTTACCTCATACATTACATCACCACATGCTACTCTTTGCTTGTCTTTTGCCATCAGTAATAAATTTCTATAAGGTATCTCTTTCACGACTTCTTGGTAAGATAAGTGCAGACTATCCATAAAAGATGCAATCTGTCCTAAGAGTGTATCGTTACCTATGGTCGTGGTTTTGCTATCATCCTTGCCGCACTCTTCGCCAAAATTGATAGCGTCTGAAAATCCTTTATAGAGATTAAGGAATAAGCCGTTTGTAAGCCATTGACAACCTCTTCAAGCGTTCCTTTAGATAATTCATCACTAATGGATTCATCGCCTTGTATGAATACGGACAACGCCTTGCAAGCATCATCCAAATTCTTAAGCATGCATAAGACTTCCGCTAAGGTCTTGCCCTCTTCGAAACTATCAAGGTATTTAGCCGCCTTGACCAATTTTATAATTGTAGGTGGTGAAACGTAATAAGCCCTTCCATTCACGATTATCGTTACGGTGTCCTCTCCAAGAATTGCATCCGTAACTAATTTACTTGCCTTACTCATGGTTCTGAATATTAAAAAAGGGGAACGGCATTAACACCATCCCCCTCTATCATTTGTTGCCTATGTCTTATTCTTGTTCTACAACCGCAGAGCCTTCCCATTGGTACTCGCCAGCCACACCATCGATCTCGCTTTCCATAGCAACGGCAGAAATACCCAAAGTGATATTCTTATCCTGCTGGTCACCCTTGGCAACGATAGCCGCATTTGAGAAAACGATGTAGTTCCCTGTCTTGGTCTGAGCAACGATACACTTGTTGATATTAGCCAAATCTTGGCTAGAAGACCAACCTACTGCATCTGCCTCCGTTGTAGTCTCTTCTCCAGTTGCCTTGTACATCTTACCACCCTGCAAGTCTACCTTATTCTTCCATGAAAAGACACCAATAGAGAATGTAATTGTCTTAGCACCCTCATCGGTCTTGTCACGATAGTAAACCTGTCCGTTCAGCTCGTTCTTGTACTCGGTAACACTAGGGTCATCCTGAGAATATCCCCATGTTCCCTCATGGCTGTTCTTAACCTCTGTAGCGGTTTTCAACCATGTAGCCAACTTAGCAGGTGTATTTGCCTCGGTAAGAGGAGCACCATACCAAATTCTCTTGATTCCAATAAATGGTTTCATCTTATCTTACGTTTAATGTTTCAAAATCAATAGTAATGTTTGCGTAATGGCAACTCAACCTACTCTCTTGCTCTATGCCGTGGGAGCGGATAGAATAACGATACCATACATCCTCAGCTTTTCCGACCTCATTGTCGGACAGGGTTTGAATAGCCTTCTTTAAAAGCTCGTTCAATTGAGGATTAGCCTCGCCCTCTATATCTTTGAGCAATATGTTTACCTCTATAGTGCAATCGTTGAAATATGTCTTGTCTGCACTCATGCGCTTAGGAATGATTACTATCATGCCTTCATCAGGAATCTTCTCATCGACCAAAGGTCTTTCCCCCTCAAGTCCACCCTTTGTCAGATGTCCTTTCAGTCTTCGTTCCAATCCCATAAGTTCCAAGTCATCATAGATTACATGACCAGCATCTATTTCTGTTATCATCGCATATCCTCGATTTCCTTCTTGATATACTGAATACCCGAATCTATAACATCATACCCCCTAGAGGAAACATCAGACGCATATTCCGCTTTGTTGCCAAGGGTCAAGGTGTGGTCATGTACATTACTATAGTTAGACCTTCTGAGATTACCTGTGCGGTTTCGGTAGTTTCCGTTAGCCTTATCAAGCTCAACTGCAGTTTTACCTAACCTATCAAGAAATTCATCTACTTCCCTTTCTCCCTGTGCAAAGAAAGCGTCTATCTCATCCTTTATAACATCAGACATAGATACTCATATAACCAAGATAATTGCACTTAGGGGCATTATAGACCTTTCCACCTCCTCGGTAGCTTCCATCATCGGAATAGACCTGGACTTCATCACCTTCGGAAATCTGGCACTTGTCACAAACAATATGATATTTCGGTGTATATATGCTACCATTCTCGGTAGTGAAATGCTCGGTAGAGTTGTCATCGCACCGACAACGCCCCATTTCTTTCCATTCCTCAGAAGAGCTAATGACCTCGTTGTACTTGTTGACAACCTTATTCACGAACTTCTTCTTTAATATATGAGGGGAATATAACATAACCTAGACATTTACCAAATATCAGACTTATCCGTGATAGTGGAAAGCCCTAAAGCTGCCACCACTTCATTATCCGGAGCAACACCATATTTTCGGCAAAGCCACATATAGTATTGTCCTATCCTAGAGTAGTCCCAAGAGACAGAGAATCCATTTTCGTTCACATTGCTCATATATGGAGCAAGCATCAGTTCCTCGATTACGGAAATCATCGCCTTGCCTACAACCTGCGAATTATCAGACGTATATTCTTCGTCAAGGTCTATACCTGACGAAATATCTTCCAATTGAGCATCGGTAATATTCCAAGCACGCAACTTATGCGAAATGTATTCTCTTATCTTCATGTGACATCCTTATTTCTGAGCCTGACTCATAGCCTCAGCGATTTTCTTTGCAGCCTCTTGCTCGCTCTTAGCCTTTTCGTCAAGTTCCTCTTCTACATTCTCCTTTTCAGAAGTCTCTTCGGTTGACTCGGCAGCATCCTTTTTTGGGGTTTTCTCCTTTTTAGGCTTGCTCTCCTTCTTCTCCTTTAAGACTTCCTTCTTAGGTGTCTCTTCTGGTTTCTTTTCTTCTTCCTTTACAGGATTTTCTTTTCCATCATTCAAGACTTCCTTTTTAGGAGTATCTTTAATTTCCTTATCGTCTTTTAGAGGTGCAGAATGGTTATCATCCTGCACCTCCAACATCTTGCAAAGCTTACGTTCGATAAGGGAGTTCATACGTTCTTCGTCAAAGTCCAAGACTGCACCAACTTCATAGATGGTGTTAAAATGAAACTTATCACGGAACGGACTAATTACCTCACCTCTCATAAGCCTAACCTACTGCTTGTGTTGAGTCCAAAGAGTAGATAGCATCAACGTTATTCAAGATAGGAACAACCATTGCTTGTGAGCTGGTGAACTCACGGAGTGGGTCGTTTGTAGAATAACGGCTAGCCAAGATATACTCATCGGCTGACTGATAAGTAACACCTGCAACTGGTCTTGTAGCTTCGGCTACGTTAGTCCAGAACAAATCACCAAGGTTATCATAGCATGTAAAGGTCATGTGACCCTTAGCCCAAGGGTTGTGTGTTCCCTTCTTGCCGTTAATCTCGGTCTTGATTGTACGGGCTACACGTACCAAGTTAGTCTGCCACTTGTTTTTGAAGATAGAAGCAATCTGCTCAAAGCTCAAAATAGGAATATTGCTATCACTATCGATTGCAATGCCTTGATTGAAGGCAAACTGAGCACGAACCTGCTTGTTCTTGCCAAGCAACTTGATTGTGTAATCATCAAGATAACAAGTAGTGATGGTATTTTGGTCTTCCATCGCCTTGTCGTAAACCAATTGGATGTCATCAAGAGGAGTTGCATCCTCTGCGTCCCAAGCCTTAGCACCGTGACCGAACTTATTCTTCTCGGCAAAACCTACATCAATTCGGATACCAGTACCACCGGAACGAGTAGCCAAAGCTACACCTGTTGACAGCTCACTGAGGAACATATCTTCAATACGCTCGTAAACCGCCTGAATACAACGAGGAAGGTCTGCAAACAAGTTACGCAAAATCTGTGGCTGAGGCAAACGTTGCGCAATCATGTTATCCAAATCCTTAAGCTGCTTCTCTGACATGTAAAGCTTCATACCAACCTTTGGGATTTGACCCTCAGCGGTTGAAACCTTATCACGGCTCTTCAATGGAAGTTCTGCATCCATTGATACAACATCAGCAGCAACTCGTGTGTATTCCGCAGTAATTGATGCCCAGCGTCCGTCCTGACTATATGTGTTAGTCAAGTGGTCTCGGTACATATAGGTCAATGCGGTCTGATTCTTGCCGTTCAACTTCTCTACTACACTTGCAACAAGTTGAGGGAAGTATTTATTGACCCACTGAAAATAAAGTGATTTTTCCATCTGTTATCCTCCTTCTTTTAGTCTTTGTCCATGGTTGCATCAGACTCATCGAACTTGTTTGCATCCTCATCGCTAACCAAAGCAATCTTTGGCATAGCTGTAAGGAACGCATCCGGATAGTCTGCACCATTTGCAGCCTTAGCTGCTACCTTGTTAACTTGTCCAGCAGTCATAATTGCCGCTGGTTCACCGTTCAGAATGGAACGATAGAGAACACCCGCATACTTGTAATGCTCCAATGGGTCACTGGCAGTACCCAAATCCTTATAGTTGCCTGTTTCAATAGGCAATGGCTTGTAAGTTCCCTTACCATCTGTCACGATAACACGACCTGCGTAAAGAACTTCATCTTTTACGCCTGTCCAATCCAAAGCACGACCGCCCTTGATGTCGCCTTCCCATTTCTGGATAATGACGGAATCCTCACCAAAGACAATTTGCTTTTTTGTAGTCTTCAATTCCTGATTCATGTTTTTCAATTTTTAAAGTGACTGAACTAATGATGCGGCTACATTGTCAACGTCCTCCTTTGTTGGCTCGCCCTCGCTAGCACGATAGCTGCCCCCGAATTGTGGTTGTTGCAACGCCTTGTAGTTGTTCGCTACCTTGGAGAGGTATGTTTCGATAGCTTCATCTGTAGCATCATCGCTCAAGGTGAAACCCTCGTTGATACGACTTTCGGGAATGCCCAACTCCTTAGCCTTTGATAAAATCTTCGCATCGTGGTCTGCCTTTGCCTTTGCCTTTGCAGCAGCCTCTTCCTTAGCCTTAGCCTCCTCAGCTTGCTTTTGGATAGTTTCTTGCAATTCCTTAATGGTCTTGCTTTGCGTCTCCATCTGTTCGTTGTAAGTCTTGGCTTGATCGGTGTTCTTTTGAGTCAAGGTCTCTACGAGTTTCTTGAACTCTTCACGTTCCTTGGTTCTTGCTTCCTCTGAAGCTTTCTTCTCTGCTGCCTGCTCTTCAAAGTATTTTTTGAGATAGTCCGGCATTTCGTTTTTCTTTGCCAATTCCTCCAAGCGTTTCCTTTCGGCTTCTTCAGCGGCTTTCGTGGCTTCTTCTTCAGCTTTCTTCTTAGCTTCTTCTTCAGCAGCCTTGCGTTCAGCATCTTCTTTAGCCTTCTGTGCCTCCTCGAACTTTTTCTTGGCATCGGTAACTCTGCGGTCATTGTCCTTTTGCAAGGACTCCAAAAAATCCTTTTGACTAGCAACCACTGTCTCGATGTTGTCATCAGTAACAAGCCCCATCTTATCAAGCATTTCGGCATGTGCCTGAAGAACTTCATCACCTAACCCAAGAGACTTATACTCTTGTTTTAGTAACTGGAAAATTTTCTCTTTCATTCTTTCGATATATTTGTTAAAACTAGTGCAAAGATAATACGAAAAGAATAATTAACACACTAATCTGTTTGCAAGTATCTCACTTTTGCCTAAAAGTGAGCAATAAGGGCATTTACAAGCGATTTAAGGCTATTTTATTATGAAATCGTATACTAGTAGTAATACAAAATTAAACTCGCATATAACGAAAAAAACGCCAAACATCCTCACGGACATCTGACGCATGTCGAATAAAAAGAACCTAAACATTAATCATCTAAAAGTTTATAACATTTCGCATATAACCCAAATGATTCAAATTAGAATAAAACCGTCCATCACGCTCTATGAATTTACCGGACTTCACAATCTCACCATTATGCAACATTGCAAACTTAGAACCATGAGCTGTCCATTTATTCATTTCTTTCATATGTTCATTAGAACCCCAACCATATTTCTTGATAGTAGGATAAATGAAACGTTCAAAGCAAATTTGACTATCTGTTTTATCATGCTCGGAGCAGATCGGGAGCACTCCATTATGTGCGAACCAATAACCTGCCTTGTAGAATGGATGGCAATTCTTGACACAGACAGAACCATGAGTAGCAAATCTGAAATGTATGATTACATTTTCATTTATATCTCGCTTAATCAATCTACGGATAAATGTAGAGAAATGCAAACTCTTGTAATGATCAGACTCGCTCACGAACCCACAACCATCTGGATTTCTCATATACGCTGCCCTCAGCTCATCTACGGATGGTAAAGCAACACCTTTCGGACATACAATAATAACACACATATCTTTACCCTTTCTTTTTTCTTTGTAATACTTTGTTTTTGTGTCCTAGGGCTTTTACCCTAGGACTACATTAATTAATCATTATTGGCTGCAAATGCATCCTTACGGCTCTGGAAGAAAGCCTTCTCTTCTTTATTCAAGAAAGGTATATCTTCGATATTCATAACCTCACTAGTGAAGACATTGTTGCGAGACCAACCGACAAGCTTTGCGCAGAACTTAACCCACATTTCAATCTTCTTGTAATTGGTTGAACCTTGATGCTGGCGAAATTCGATAGTCTTGTGACGTGCATAGCTCTCTGCATTGACCTTGTAATATCTATCTCCATGAAATACATTACGTCTAATATCGTAATTGCCGTGGCAATTAGAGAAATCCTTGTCAAGCAAGCTGGCTGCCCAACGGCAATTACCTCTTCTTGAAGGAGCCATGAAACTATCAATCAATCTTTCAAGCTTCTGATAATTCTTGAAAACGTTAACATACTGCTCACCTGTCAACTTAGCTGCACCGATATGAACGTGAAGACCACAAGTAGAATTAACTCTTGCACCTACAGCATCCAAAGACTTGATAGCCTTCTTCAAAGTTGCCATACCATTTGTATTGCCATTCAATACCGGACTTACAACCTCGTTAGGGTCAACATCACCACCAACTGAAGCATCACTAACAATCTTGAAATAGCTCTTGTTATCGGTGTGGTTATAACCCTCAGAATGAATATCAACACCATTCTGACGACCTGCCTCTATCAAGGCATTGCGCTCGGCATGAACACATTCAATCTCAACACCGGATGTATAAACGAATCTCGTTGAAGTTGAACCGCTTGGTACATAGACCTTCAACATATCGGAGATTTCTTTCTCACGAAGACCGCAAGCCTTCAATGCAACAATCTTTTCGTTGCGAGGCATCTTTGACTTCTTGATTTCGTCAATAGTCTCAATTAATGACTTCTTTGAACTTGCGAATGAAAAACCAGTCTGCTTAGACATAATCAATTGTGCTAGTTGTTTCGGGTCTTACCCCTTGGTGTCGCTCTCACCTTATTGAGTGAAACTTGTCACTCGGCAAATCAACCAACTTATCTTGATTGACGATGCAAAGATACAAATAAGTTTCGAAACTTGCAAGTTTTTTAATGTTTTTCTTTATTTATTTAACTTACTATAACTAATATGCACATCTTGTTAACAATTCAACTTTTTATATACCTTATTATATATAAAAAAGGCCTCGATGTTCACACACCAAAGCCTAAAAACTTCACTAACTAATTACCAATTTTATCAACTATCTTCTTAAATCATCACCAATATCTTCTTCTACTCCCAAATCCGGCAGTCTGTCATACGCTTTTTGGTCATCACCACCTTCAGACTTAACACCTAGCAGATAGCCATTCCGAAAAGCATAATAAACCAACTTCTCCATATCTTTTGCTGTTGCATTATCTGTCAAATGTAACGTGGCATACAATCCCATCAAGAACTTCCGTACATCTTTCGGATATACTTTATTATTCTTCTCTAAAGCGACTGCCATTCTTAGCGGACTTTTCATATTCTTCTAATTTTCGTAAAATCATCAAACGAAACACAAAAGAGAACCATTCCGCTTGTCTCCCTAGTTCATAGACTTATTCGCAACTTTATTCGTCCCATCTGCTTCCTACGTTTACCCGTTGACAGATGTCCGAGATTCCAATAGGACAAACATCACGGCTCTCTTCTTGTGTATCATTGTGCCAACGGAAGGATTCGAACCTTCGACCCTAGGATTAAAAATCCTATGCTCTGCCACTGAGCTACGAAAGCGTAAAGGAATGGTTGGATTTGCACCAACGCCCCCTTGATTACCAAGCCAAGTGCTCTACTACTGAGCTACATTCCTTATAATATGACAAAAGTACTTGTGGTGCAAGGGAGATTCGAACTCACCGAACCCGCTATGGGAATTGATTTACAGTCAATCTTCTTTAACCGCTTGAATATCGCACCATTTGTGGAACATACACCTATTCCACCTCGTTGCCCCAAGTGGATTCGAACCACTAATGACAGAACCAAAACCTGTAGTGTTGCCATTACACCATAGGGCAATTTTGTATGTACTGCATAAAGGATTCGAACCTTTGAATACCAGCGTGAAAAGCTGGCGACTTAACCACTTGTCTAATGCAGCATCTAGGGATTCTCACCCTAATTAGAGTTTCCTTGTTATAGTCTAGCTGGGCTGGGTAATCTATAAACCATGCCGTAAACTCCTAAGTCTTGACTTATTATGGTAGAAGCGACCTCTCAGAAGGCCATCTGTTTCAAACACGATGCAAAGATAAGCATTTTTTCTTATACCTGCAAGTGTTTTAGTGTTTATTTATATTCTTTTGATGAATTTTACATCACTTATCCTTGCGGAGAATACCACAAAGGGTATCTACAAGTTTCTTTGCGTCATCACCTTTGATTTCGATAACATTTGAAACATCAGGAGCATCCTCGCCTTTCTGTTCCTTATCCAAACGCTTACGGAGAGCCAAATCTGGATTCTCAACCAAGATAGAGTCTAAAGCATAATTGCAAATGCGGCTTGCAAGTTCCTCGCTACCATTCGCGTCACGCACAAACTCACTCTTGCCTTCAAGAATACCCATAATCTCATTGTACTCTTCAGCATTCTCACAATTTCGTGAGAGCATACCAATCACCTTGTAACGATCAATCTCAAAACTGACCTTTAATTTGTCTTTATTCATTTCTGTTTACTTGATTTATAAATTAATTAATTGCGTCTTATATTCCACATGCTTTCAGCAGGGCCAACCATAACATCAATATTAGCTCCTTGCTTATTTGCTACTGTTTCAATCCACTTAAGGTTGATAAACTGACCAGCGGAAAGGTTCATTTCTTCCATATATGCCTTATCTGCCTTTGCCTTTTGTCGCTCAGCCTTTTCTCTTGCTATCTGCACTTCATATTCACGTTCTTGTGTCTGCTTGGCTTGCACGACCTTTGCCGTGCGGTTCATTTCATTAAGCTGTTCCTTGTTTGGTGTAGCTTTACCAATGATAACCTCCTTTATGATGATAGGCATCTGCTTTTTCTTTGATAGAGCATTCACATAGTCCTGCATCTGCTTGCGTATCTTGGTGTCAATCTGATTAAGCACTTGCCGATTCGACATCAAGTCAAATGGGGAATGCTGAGAAATATGGTCTCGAACCAGATTGCAGAAATAATTGTTGAGATTAGTATCAAACCATTTCTCTCCATAATTCTGCAAAAGAATTGGGGACTTGCCTTGCTCAATCTGAGTAATGATTACAGTATGGAAGTCAAGTGGCGTGTTATCGTCACTAAACAAATCATCTAAGGTAATCTCATGACGGACTGGAACAATCTTGAAGTAATAACCACTCGTTGACCACCAACACCAAGTGAGACCAGTCTGCACTGCTTGCTGTTCAACACCTCCATGCCCAATAAACCAAGGCTTCTTTACGATTACGGCTTCTTCGTCTGCATCGGGAGAAACCGAATGACAACTTGTAAGCGCACTCATGCCGAGTATCGCAAAACAAAACATTAAGATAATTTTCTTCATTCTTAATTTGATTATTGTGTTATATTATACCAAAAATTCCTCTCATAATAAAGTTCTCCCTTTTTCTCATACCGGATAGCATCTGACTCTTCACATAGCTGACGAATACGCATATACAAGCGTTTGTCCAGCTCTTCTTCAAACAAAAGAGACAACTCCTTCCAATTGTCAACAACAGGAGCAAACCAAGGATACTGCTCCTTCACAGCTTGTAGCTCATCCAAGGTTACGTGTCCGTATTCTACCATGTCATAACATCTACGGAAGTCACTATTGTCTTTGGGAATATTCAAATCTTTCTTTCGTTTTACCCCCATCAATGCACTCCACATAGTCATTGAAGAGACACCTGTATCACAAGTGGCTATCCACTCTATCATTCTTTGCTTGTTCATTTTCTTTTATATTAATCACGCTAAGTCGCTTTATTAGCTCTTCACATGCTTCTTTAGTTAAGATGCAATTCTTGAAATCTTTAATACCAATAATCTGTTCACGAATATCAGCATCCGTGTCGTACACCTCCTGTAGTTTTTTCTGAAACTCAATTACGTCTTCGTTGGTGAGTTTACCTTTCTTCTCAACAATTTTGTTTGTTATATTCTTATAAACACATTCGAGTTCAGAACATAAACGAGCTTCTAACTTCATCATTATTGCGTGTACAAAAGTATCATAAAGTCTTTCCATCTTGTATTTCCTCCGAAAGTCTTTTGATTACCTCGTTATCTTTATTCTCAATGCGAGCCTTTAAGATACTCTTGAAAGCGGCATCCATTGCTTCGTATCTACTGGAATATTCCTTACCATCCGTATGACACAAGCCTTCCTCTACACACCATGATGTAGTTTGCCAACAAAACTTACATTTCGAAATGTTTGCAACACAAATATAGTAACCGAAATGCTCTAAAAGCCAATCTAACACCATATCATAGCATGGAGCGGATATTGCCGGATGCTTACTATTCAACTTTAAGGCAGCAGAAAACTCAATATTGGATTTCTCCCACTCGGAATTGGAGTAAGCAATATAACTGCCATAATGCTCACTATATTTTCCACCCTTACGAACACCACCCTTTGCTGTCCAAGGGCTGGCGTAAGCCCAAAATTCGGCTATCTTCTCATCATAGCCGACCTCCTTCAGAAGCTTGGCTATTTCAAAGGGAACTACCTTTGGTTTTATCGTCTGTTTATTAGCCATTATCCAACTTTTTAATATCTTGCCAATGCGTTACTGGCATCAACATGTAATTACAAAACTTATACTCTGCGGTTATTACTGACGGGTTATTACTTCGATGACAAAACCAAATTTCCTTATTCTCTTCATTAGTAACAAGAACTTCTTCTTCAAACTCCGGCAAACGCTCCTTTACAGAAATCCAATCAGACTTATCCGCTTCATCATATGCTTGTTCTAGCAAAGGAAGAACCTTATCCAAGTCTTCGAAATCTGGTACGACTTCATTCACTCGCAAGATTGCTAGACCTAACAAGCTCTTAATCTTTTTTCTGTCCATTGCTCTTCTCGGTTTGTTTCTCTAAGTCTTTTAAATCTACCTTCTCAAATCGAGGAACTGGCTTACCATCTACCTCAACATTACCAAAGAACATTTCCTTTGGTCGCACCCAAACTTCATGCTGTCCGCACACTGCTTGATACGCAACCTTAGCTTCAGAAGTCTCGCTATCAGTAACCTCACCAAGGTACACATAGAAATTGCCCTTATAGTGTCGGTAAATCGGCTTACTGAATCCACCATGCAGCCAATCGGCTTTGCCGTTGATTTTCACGTACTCCCTTACCGCATCGCACTTACAGGACTTATTCAGCTCTTCTACCCAATCAAAGAAAGCTTGTTTGTCCTTGATCTCTTCACTTGATACCATGAAGAGATAAGTGCAAAGAAGCATCTTACCTGCATCAGTATCATATTTCTTGTTCACCTCTTCAGCTAATTGCATCATAGGTGTATCTAAGCGATAATTCCAACTCATAATCTATCCTTTCTTACTTTTTAAATTTGCCAAATCCTCTTTCAAACGTAGATGGAAATTATCTTCTCCATCATCACCGGAAAGAAGCCAATCAATTCTTTGGGCATAAACCTGAGCTTTCTTCAGAAGTTCAATACCCTTTTTGAATTCCTTGATAGTCTCTTTAGATAAGCCATATCTGTTAGGCATCGTATGATGATGCTTTCTAACATACTTGTCTTCATCCTCCTCCAACCATCGGTCTTCGAGAAAGCATCTTTCGTCTTCCTCATCCAACGGATGACCATCAACATAATCTTCTATCTTTGTATATATGTCAGCAATCCTATACTGAGCATAATCAAAACGTCCTCCACTCATAGACTTTTAACTTCAAACTTGAACTTACTTCAACGCAGTCAACCTCGCTTCTAGCTGTTGGATGATGTTATCTATAGTCTTTCCCCTATAATCAATAGCAATATCTTCCAGCACCTCAATCTGAGCCGCAATTTTTAATCTTTCTCTTACTACTGTCATAATCAAACTTGTTTATTATGATGCCGTGCTTGCAAAGTTGTAATGCACGATATAAACATAACCGCCAGACATCTTTCCGATTGTTACTTCAACGAAATCAAAGATAATGTCGCCATCCATCTTGTAAGAAATCAAAGGTTCAGTTGGGAATGCATGGTGTTCTGTGTTGAAACGATACACTTCTTGTGATAGTAACTGCTTGAATACATCAACCTCACCATCCTTTGAAAAAACACCTTTAAACTCATCTTCATTGTCAATTGCAACAACTACTCCAAGTTCACTTCTGACACATACACCTTCATTTCTACCACTTTGTTCATTATACAAGACAGGTAATGTGTAAACACCTCTTGATTCTTCCATATGCTAATTCTTAATTTTGTATTTTGTTTTTATCCTTCAAGTTGCTTACATTGAGCTAAGTCTATTGCGTACGCCCAACGCTTAGGAACAAAAGACATCGTAGGTACGAACCTATCCGCACGCTCAACACATACATCTTGCGTCCGGTAAATCAATCCGTCTGAGCCTTTTACTTGCAACTCTACTAGAATTGTATGGTCTAGCATCGGGAACTTATCAATATCATGCCAGACTTCACCGCCTTCAAGAAAGGTAGGCTTTATATGGTTCATCTTTGCCATAAAGTACTTCATGTAAAATGTTTGACTTATATTCGTTAGTTATGGTCTCGCAACTACCAAAGCACCACAAATCCTTGGATTGCTCCTTGTGTAACCTTGATGACTTTATATAATAGCCATTGTTGACATCATAATGCTTACGTACCATGATATTGTCGTTTACCACTCCGACCTCATCATCCGTAATTACATAGAACATTCGACCATCACTAAATGCATTTAAGCCTTTATACACTCCATTAGAGACAACCATCTTTTCATAGCCGTTCGTCTCCCAGTTGGCATAATCCCAAATGGTTTCCAAATCATCATCATTCAGAAGATTATTATCAATAATAACCTTGCCGATAACCTTGAATTTGCCATCTTGCATCATTGCCTCAACGACAAATTCATCGGCAGCGTTGAAATCGCTAATCTCTATGGGTCTCATAATACTTGTGCTTAATATTCTCGTAAATCACCCTCTTTGCTGCCTTTGCTCTTCTGCTATTATCAGAAAAGACATCATCATACAAAGACATATCTTCACTCTCAAAAGCCACATGCTCACCTTTATAGCAAGCATCAAAGCGGCATCCTTTTTCGGACTTAGCCGCAGTAAACTTTATCTTACCAAACTTAATCTGCATAAACCCTATCCTAGAAAAAATATTAATGATACTATTTCAAGAGCAAATAAAAACGCTAACGCATTCTCAATTGTGAATACCTTTTTCATTGTTTCAATACAGTTTTACGTGTGTCTCACGCTCTAAATTTATATTGTAAGGGGATTTCATATCCCCTTTGTTGTTCTTACTTCAAAACTCGATAAGTTTTATCGAAATCATTAAAACTCTTCAAGTAACCTTTCTCAGTCAAAGAGTTTAAAATTTCTTTCAACTCATCCTTGGTATTATCCAAATCGAAATCATACAAATCTGCAAAAGTGAAGTACTTATTACCTCCGATTACGTCAGCCATCACTCCGATGTTGCCATAAACCATTGTCTCTTTCTTACTCAATCTAGTATTCATAACGAATCACAGTTTTTACGGTGTGTCTCACCTTTTAAAATTAGTAACCTTGTTTCTTAATTACATTGCAAAGATACAAAGAATATTCAAAATATGCAAATTATTTAATGTATTTCTTTTATATTTTAACACTTATTATATATGTAGACACAAAATTAACTTTCTGTAGCAGAAAAAGCCAAAGAATCCACCATTTCGTTATACATATTACCTCTATGAGCCTTAACCCAATGGTATCTTATCACCTTGCCTTTCGCTACCTTATTATATATAGGCTGTAAGTCTCCTAACTTGCAAGCCTGTATTCTCTCTATAGCCACTTGGCAATCCACATATACATCAACAGAACACAAAGGAGGGCAATCACCCAATGCTTGAATGACCGCCCTTATTTCGGCTCTCACCGAATCGTTCACTTTGGCTGTGATAAATGTATATTTCCCACTATTGATAATCGCTCCCTTATGAAGCACAAGCCAACCGCAACCACACTTGTTGTTCTTACTAGAGCCATCAGCATACACTTCATAGCGCACACCTTTAGCCTCATCAACAATCATCTGAGCAACAACCTCCAAAGAGTCATTGCTCATCACATTGGCTATTTGCTTGGCTTTCTTCTTCATAAGCGATTAAATCAAACCTCGTTCCTTGAACTCATTCATCAATGGGGTTGCCAAGACCTCAATATCTGGATGAGGCTTTCCAGTAGTTCCTTTTGATCGCAAATCGAAGAAATGAAGCCAATCACTCACGAATGCGGTATGAATCAACTCCGTGTTGGTATCAAGAGGAAGAACAGTTCTCGCATCTTGTGGCTTTAAACCATCATCCTTAACCAAAGACAAATACATCATTTCACATACTCTATTGGCAAACCACCATTTTTCTACCGGACTCCAATGCTCATAACTACCGATGTTCTTTGATAGGTCAACAAATGTTCCACCATCAAAAGACGATGGATTAACCGCATCATCTTCACCAACCCACTTTGGTTTGTTGATAGCAATCTCGCCTCCGAACTTATCCTTACTATAGTTGCAATATCTAGTGCTTTGTTCCGCTACGGAATCTACACGATGTCTGTTAGCCTCTCTACTTACCGCAATCTGAGTAGTAAAGCGGACGGTTATTCGCTTCTCATGCCATTCCGTAGGCTCGCAGATATAGTCCAAATCCTCAAACCAATTATTTTCAACTATCACTCTGTAGTTGGTTGTGATATAGTAATCGTTACCTATCTGTATCACCTTTGAATATTTGTTCTCACGATAGTGCTTGACCAATAAAGACTCCGGTACAAAAAATCCTTCTTCATAGGCTACATGGAGGTAAATCGTTCCATGTTCACACATGGCAAGATGATTGCTGCTTACCATACGCTCAACGAAAGGCTTTGCGCTGTCTTTGTCTATCTTCATACTTGACGCATAACATGTGCGACCACACAGCTCTATCTGCTTGTAAACTCCATCCATACCCTCTCCTTGGGATAGGATTTCATATTTTGGTTCTAATATCTTCATGTCCTTATAAGTTTTGAAATCGACTACAAAGATAACTATTATATTCCACTCTACCAAAAATTAGCACTCAGTTTAACAACACTTATCTATATTGTGAAAAACAAAGTAATACTCTACAACAAATAATAAGGAGGAGAGTGCGTCACGCATTCCCCTCCTGCTTTAAACATGGCACATATTAAGTTCACAATCTACTCATCTTGTCTTTCAATTCGTGTATATCATTGAATGCTTGCAACATAGGCTTATGCCATCGCTCTTGTCTCTCATCAATCGACTGCAAGTACATTAAGCTTTGTGCAAGGATAGTTCTACCCTCATCAACAGCTAACCAAATGTTACCTACATTACCCATAATAGTATTCACGCTAGCTGTTAGTAAGCTACCCTCTGCGCCACCATCACGAGCCGCAATAGCATCCAACTTGGTATTTATGAGCTTTGTTTCCTCATACGTTCCCTCTGTGGCAATTTGTACCGCTGTAAAACGACCATTCAACTCATCGCCTGTGTCTTGACTCATTGATTCAAAAGAACCGGAAGAAGCGGACTGCTCGTAAGATTGCTTGTAACCAGTTATTTCGGCTACTTCATCTCTAATCTTCAGTCCTTCTTGAACCATTTCATCGTACCTTCCCTTCAATTCATTAATATCCGTCTGAGACAATTTGCCACCATTTGCCTTAGCTCGCTCCGTCCACTCATCATAGAATGCTTGCATATCATTACCCAACAAATCATCTACCTTAGCTTTCAGAACGGCTTGCATAAGCATCTTGGAGAAATTATCAGAGAAGTCCTGAGCAGAGGAATTCATATCCATCAAAGTATCTATGAACTCGCTCTTCAAACTATCGAAAGATATTTGTGTCAAACTTTCTGCAAGGTCATCAGCAATATCCTCTAATGTTCCTGCCTCAGCCGCATAGTCTTTCAACTTTTCAAGAACTCTATCTCCATAGCCACCCTTACCTGTATTCTTGATAGCCTCAACAACATCTGGATTCTGCAAAATGGCAGCTGCTTCATCAGCAGATTGCAAGTCGTTAAGATTACCATTCCATTGTCTGCCTATTGCATCGGACACCTTTTTGATTTGCTCTTGCGAAAATCCTCGAAAATAAGCGTTAAAACTGTGATGAGAGCCATGATAACCCATTTGCGCCTCCATGATACTCTTTAGATTTTGCTCTTTCTCCTTTTGAAGGTTTTCGGCTTTTTGCGCATCCTCTACGGCTTTAATACCACTATTCTTGTCTATGGAGTCTCGTAACTTGTCTATAGCATCCGTCAAGATTTCATTTCTATCCGTCAATTTGTCTATAGTCCGGTTTACTTCTTTTGCGTTTCCACCAACTCCAAACAAACTATTGAAGCCACCAAACGATATTGTATTGAGAATATTACCAATACCGCTTATCAAAGACCCTCCTATCTGTGTGATAAAATCACCACTTAGGATATTCTTCAAGATTCCACTTATAGCATTAAAAACAGTGTCAAGAAGGTTGCTAATCAAAGTTCCAATACCATCTTTCAAAACATCAAGTATCTTCAAGATGGCAGATACGATTTGACCTATAAATTCAGCTTGTGATAATCCTTCGCTTAGAGCTTTTCCTGCATCCTTTCCAGCATCTGCGGCTGCATCTGCGGCTTCCTTGCCCATATCCTTCAGACCATCTGCCGCTTTCTTAGCCTCACTCAAAGCTTTCAATCCGTCAATTCCACCTTTAAGTTGATCGAAACTATCCCAAAGAGCTTCCAAATCAGATAATCCGGAATTTGAAAGGAACTCATGGATAGCGGAAATCGGTTGCGTCACATTCTGTGTCGTTAGAGCCAACTTCTGACCACTAGTACGAACTTTTGTGTTAGCCGTAACAATCTTCTTTCCGGACTCCGCTAACTGGCCTTGAACTTTATTCAAGTCTTCTTGTAGCCTTGTTTGCTCAGCAACATTACCCGACTTTTTCGCATTCGCTATCTGATTTTGTAAATCCTTAATGCGAGGTATAAGCTTGGTTTCCGTTTCCGTATATTCATCTTGAGCAATTTTCGCATTCTTCAGAGCCTCTTGATAAGCTACAACGTCCCTTGCAAGGTCTTTCCAACCTAAATCACTTGTATTACCAATCGAATTACGGATATTCTGCATAGCATCAACGATATTCTTCTGCTGGTCTGCTCCCAAATTTTGGAACTTATCCGTACCTACGAACTTATCCAGATCTGCTAATAAAGGAACAAGCGCATCCTTCATAATGCCACCAACATTTCCGAAGACTTGATACCAGTCTATCTTCTGCATAATAGCACTAGCCTCAACCGAATCCGTCTCTTTCTTCTGCTCTTCTTTCAAAGACTTTATCTTCCATTGCTTGCTTGAGTCCGAATCCGTAGAGTTTTCAACCTCGCTAATCCTCTTAGCATAATCGGCAGCAATAGCTAACTTCTGCTCCTGGAATGTGCCATAAGTCTTCAGATAATCGTACATGCTTTGCGCTTCTTTAGCAAGTACATCCTCATTCTGCTTTACCGCCTTATCCCGAATTGCATTCATCTGATTAGCAACGCTCATGCCTATGGTCATATTCATGCCATTGACCTTAACCGGATTACCCTTGCTATCCTTCATGGTTTCATTCAAAACCTCATTCTTATACTCTTCATCGGTTTTGCTCTGTTTCCACATATTAGCCTTACGACCTTTGCCGGAATTAACCCAAACAGCTTGGTCACGTTTTTTTCTAGCCTCAACCAATTTGTCTATACCTTCTTCTACCGCCTTTCTCTCCTTGTCGGCATTCTCGGTAATCTGAGCCAATTCCTTGCTATAACCCTCATTCATCGCATTGATGCGATTCTTGGTCATATCTTGGATAGCTTTCTCCGAATAGGATGAAATAGACTTGGAATAGTCCTCCTCAGCCTTTCGCTTATTACCAGCCTTTGTCTCAGCATCATTCCTAGCCTTTTCAGCATCCCTAGCCGCTTTCTCTCTTGCCTTCTTCTCCTTATCTATCTCCTTTTGGCTTTTCTTCGGCTTACTTTCGATGTTGTTACCTCTTGCTTGCATCATAGCCAATTCGTTTGCGACCTGTTCGTAAGTCTTATATTGACCTCCTACTTGAAGAACATCCCCTTTTTTGTGTCCATCAAGCCAATTCTTTCTCGCAGCCATACTCGCTTTCAACTGAGACTGAGACATATTCTTAATCCATGCAGGAAGTTCACTATCATCATAGTTAACCTTAATATCAAGATGCAACTTTCTACTGCACAACTTTATTGTCTCTTGGATTTCACTATTCAAATCCTTGAAGCTCTTCTTTGCATATTGATTTTTCAAAACTTGTTCCTCTTGCGCATAAGTCAACTTAGATGTGGCTTTTCTCGCACGTTCTGCGGCATTGACGCTATTATTTATAGAATCAACAGTACCATCCAACTCAACTCTGTTGCTAACAAGCCCATCAGTAAAGTCGTTTATGTCAGGAATCATCTGAGCCACCTCAGAACGGCTATGGTGCATATTTTCGAGATAAGTTCCTATTTTTACATTCAACTCCCCTTGTAATTGAGAATATTGAGCATTCAATGCATTGTACACCTTTAAATCTCCACCACAAGCATTCATCTCCTTTCGCAGTTCAGCTAACTTGTCTATGTCATCCTGACTTACGAGACTTCGAATAGTACCCATTTCTACATCAGACAACTTATCATCTATAGAATCTTTAAATGAGCTGAAAGATGAATCATTTGAAGAATTATAATTATCATAAGCCTCTTGTAATTGATTTGCACGCTCCATTTCAAGAGAACGCTTTTCTATTATACCGATAAGTTCTTCTTCATGCGCCTTTAACTCATCAGCTTGCTCGCTCATGCTTTGAGACTTCATTTTAGTCTCATCCAATTTTATCCCATATTCTTCATAAGCAGACTTCAATTCATTTATTGTGTCCTTATGGTCTTCTGCATTGCCGTTATTAAGAACCGCAAACAAGGAACGAACCTTATTGCTAGCCTCAGCAGCCTTATTTCCCATATCTTGTGTCTTCTTTGCGGTATCTTCCTCCTCGCTTCCAAACATCGCAAAAACGGATATTGCGGTTGTTACCAAAGTAACGATGGTAGTTAAAGGATTTGCAAGCATTGCAGCCCATAACTCCCTCATACTAACGGTAACGGCATTAGTCGCCCATGTTAACACATTTTGAGCTAAGGCTAGCCCTTTTGTGCCAACAGATAATATAGAGGTAACAAGGGAATTCCGTTCCTTTGCTCCTGTATTCACGTTCTCGGACGTTGTATTTACATTAGTAGCCGCAGTATTAGCTGTCTTTGAAGTCGAGTTTGCCGTATTAGCAATAGTTTCCGAAGAAGTAGCATTTGCATTAGCACTTTTTGCGGTTGCATTGCTAGCTTCAGAAGTCGTATTAGCTTGTGTAGCAGTAGTTGCCGCCTCCGTAATGCTAATCTTACCATCCTCTATATCTATTCCTTGCTGAACAATATCCCCAATTTCATCTGCCGCTGCTCCTGTCTCTTTATAGACCTCGGTTTCATTCTCTTCGGCTTCTGTCAACTTCTCAGTCGTAGTCTGAAGTTCCTGTTGGATAGCCTTACGCTTTGCGTTAGAACTTTCGTATTCCTCATCCGCTTGCTGACGCTTTTGCATCAGCTCTTCCAATTTCGCTTGTTCAGCCTCGTATTGAACTATTGAACTATTTTCGTTATCCGAAAAAGAATCCGCATAACCACCAAATGAAGTCGTATCAACCGCCCCATTATCATAGGCCAATTCCTTTTCTTTCTGTTCTATGATTTGCTGCTGCTTTTTTATTTCCTCATCAAGCTGAGCAAGGACTACTCTCTTTTCACGAGCCTCATCCATCGCTTTGTCGTAACTCTCTTGTTGCAAGTCTACTTTCTTCTGTAAGGCGTTAGTTTCCAAAAGAGCCTTACCATAAGCGGTTTCATTTGCCTTGGCTATTTTTTGTTTAAGGTCAGCCTCAGCCTTTGCTTGTTCCGCAGCCTTATTTGCAGCAGCAATGTCGGCTTCTTGCGATCTTTTTGCACGCAACTCTTCTTCTGCGGCTTCCTTGGCATTTACCGCATTTTGCCATTGGAGTTGTTCTTTCTCCGCAAGCCTTGTCTGCTCAACCAAGAGGTCACGCTTCAACTGGAGTTGTTTAGCCATTTCTTCACTAATCAACCCCTCAGATTTCGCTAATTCTATCTGCTTAGATATGCGTTTCTCCGTTTCATCATCACCGATATTTTCGGTATCGGACAAAGCATTCCCCAACTCATTATAACGGCTTGCCTTATAATCTTTTGTATCTTTTCCGTTAAGATGTCGGTAATCATTTTCCATTTCCTTGAACTGAGCCATTTTCTCATCAAGTCCCTTGGAAAGTTCCAAAGCCTCCATCTGTTCCTTAGCAGCAGATTGTTGCTGAGTGACAAGCATATCACGTTTAAGTTGCAATTGCTCTGCCATTTGTTGGGTTATGATTCCATCGGTCTGAGCCTCTTTGATTTTAAGAGACACAAGTTCCTCAGCCTTATCCGTACCCAACATATCTGTATTAGAAACAGCCTTATTCAAATCCGAAAGTCTTTGGCTCTTATATTCGGATGTATCTTTTCCGGTGTAGGAATGATACAATTCAGCTTCATCTTTGTACGCTTTTATCTTTTCGTCAAGATTACTTGCAATACTATCAAGTGTAGCTTTGTTTTGAGCTTTTTGAATGGATGCTGCTGCCATCAAGCCAGCTTTGTAAGTTCCGACCATAACAACTGCACTTCCTATCGTTTTAACCAGAGTCTCCCAATTGTCAACCAAAGACGAAATCAAATCTAAGCCTGTGCCAAATATTCCTTGTGACTTCTTGCCGAGTTCGTTAAACATCTGGTCAACGCTATCACCAATGTTAGACCATTTGCCTTGCAAGGTTGTGGATTGCTTTTCCATCAGTCCGCCAAACTTGCCGCCCTCTTCGGTCATGTTGATGATAGCTTTCTTCACCAAATCAGCTCCAACCTTTCCATCGGTAACAGCTTGCTGAACCTCTTGGGTAGTCTTCCCCATGATTTTACCAAGCTCCTCGGCCATCGGAATGCCCCTGCCCATAAACTGACGCAAGTCCATCGTGTACATGCGGCCTTGGCTCATTGTTGTACCATACAAATACACCAAATCGTTCAGTGGAACGCTAAGACCTGCCGAAATATCACCAAGATGAACAAGAATATCATTAACCTCATTTGCAGCCGTACCATAAGCCAACAACTGCTTCGCTCCATTCGTTATCGAACTCATATCGAAAGGAGTCTTCGCAGCCGTTTGAACGAGTTGGTTCATCAATGCTCCTGCTCTCTGCTCACTACCAAGCATTGTAGTGAATGAAATTTCAAGTTGTTGGAATTGTGAACGAACATTAAAGATGTGTTCTGCCAATTGTTCAAACCCCAGGCCACCTACGAGGCTCATTGCTAATTGCTTTGCATCACCACCGAGACGATTAAATAAAGATGTTGCACCCTCACCAACAGTAGGAACTTTCTTCATTTCCTCAATCATTCCGGCAAAGGCATCAGTCATCACCTTCACGTTATCAGTAGTTGCATTCGAAGAACCTGAATAGCGGACATACTCAGCTTGCATGTTTTGCAATTCAGTTCTTGCTTGCTTTCCTAATCCCGTAAGATTCTCGTAACGCCTTTTCTCATCATTGAGTATAGTAGAATTTTCGCTTATATCACGATTAAGGATTGTTGAAGTGCCAATATCTAAGCCTCCTTTACGAAGTTTAGACTGCATCTTTGCAATCTCAGAAGAAAGTCTTTCAATCTTTCGCTTAGATGCGTCTGCTTGCAGCTCGAAAGAATAAACCTCTCGTGTAAGATTCTGCATTTTCTTGGCATAATCACTACTCATCACCAAAGCATAGCGAGACATTGCGGAACTAAGCTCTGTCACCTTTTGCTTTTGCTCTGCATATTTGTCCGTAAGGTCTTGAACCACCGCCTTATCTGTCGCCTTTGTTGTTTTCAGTAACTCACCACGCAATCTTTCAAGCTCTTGCTTGGCTAGCCTTATTTGGTCGAAATTCGCTTTGATATTAAATTCTAACTGTGCCATCCTTATACGTTTTTCTTGGCAAAATTAGCTAATAATCAAAGGAATAGCGAAAGAATTAATGTGTGCTATTTCACAAAAAATTTAAGTGCAAAGATTAATGCTTGGTACAAAAAAAAGAGCCTTCCACATTCACATGCAGAAGACTCTGAGTTCTTTATCTATTGCAACAATGAAGCCACACGCCTAAAAGGTAGCGGCTACCAAATCTTTTTTTATTTCATTCATACAATGCGCCAAACGTTCATAAGTTTTCTCGCCAGCTTGCTTTATACCTTTACTATACTGACGCATCAATGAAGGATTGACACCTGCTCGTTTTGCAATCTCTGACACGTTGAGGAAAGAGAAATAATTAAAGAAAGATTGCAAGTCATACTTGTATTCAAATTCAACGTCAGGAAACACTTCTCCATTCTCTTTTGCATCCACTTTTGCCAACGCCAAACAATCCATTAAATCTTGCTTCGCAGCGGCAACAGTTTCTCCACAAGAGTTTAAGCCAACCTTACCTATGCCATCTTCGGTATGACACCAAAAAGACCCATCCTTGGCTTGTTCTACAATAACTTTAATCTTCTTCATATATATATTCGTTTATCTTCTTAACAAAAAAGAGTCCTTTAAGCAATGAAGAGAAAAAGGTGGGGATTACTCCCCAACCAATTTTCTTAGAATACTATGAGCGGTGCCTGTGGCGACCTCTCTAGCGTGTCTTGGCACGAATTGAGACTTTCCCGTTTTAGGATTAGTCCATTTTTCATGTCCCGAACCTTGTCGAGACAGGAAGCATCCCGCTTCTCTCAGTCTCTTAATCAATTCGCTTTTCTTCATTGTTACAAGAACTCTTTTGTCCTTAAGACAATGCAAAGATATAACTTTTTTGTTATATAGCCAAATTTTATGGTAACATTTTTGTTATATTAACCACAATTAACAAAAAAGAGCCACCCCGAAGGATGGCTCACTTTACTTGTCTAGACTTCACTTACGTCTACTTAACTACACTTCACTTTTCAGCACCGCATTGCACTTGACTATACTTTACTTTTTATTTTAAATTAGCAAATACATCACGCACTTTTGCAAGTTTTGCCAATGTATCGTAATACTTAGATTGCTCTTCCATAGGCAAAGGTCGAACATTGTTTATGATGTCAGAACCTTGCTTTAATGCCTTCTTGATGTCGCTTATCATTTGGTCGTAGCCATAACTGGCTTGCTCGTTACTAGGAACAATCACATAGCCATTGCCCCAAACGTTTCGAAGGCAACATTGTTTATTTTTCAACATATCCTCACGCAATTTTTCAACCATTGCCATGTACGTAAATTGCTGCAATTGGATAGCCTCAATATAAGCATCTACATCCTTATCATAATCTTCAAAAGCAAGTTTCGGTAAACCAAACTTCTCCTTCAACCACTTATGAGGAATAAGCTGACCTTCATCAAAGCTTGCTACTAACTCTTCTTCGAATGCTCCTAGCACTTCATTTGTTAATTCCTTTACACTTTCCATAATTTTTATTTTAACATTGTTCTCTGCCAAGGAATCGAACCTTGATGAATACCATACAGAGAAACCATTTACTTAACACTACTTTACTTAACTTCAGTGTACTGAACACTACTTTACTAATCTGAACTTTACTTTACTTGACTATACTAAACTTTATATTATAAAAAACAAGCTCCCCATAGAAGAATCGAACTTCTACTAGCACCATGTGGGGATAACCAACTTATTTTATCACCTTTGCTTCAAACTTTCCATACATAGCTCGGAATGTACCTAAGTGGTATCTAAGACCAGCAACCTCGAACAACTTAACAATTTGGTCTCGGCCTAATTGACTTTCATCATACCAACAAGTGCATTCTGTACTCCACTCTGGGAATATAGCACGAGTAGCAAGAACCTTTGCGCCTCGAATACCAACGGCACGGCAATCTACATAAATGCCAAGCTCATAAAGTTGCTCAGGAGTTTTGTCCGCATCCTTGAACTTCAACAAACCATCATCCATAACACCAAAAGAACGCTCAACCTTAGCACCAAGACGAATCTCTTTGGCAGCACATTTAACGGCTTGCATAATGTGCGAACTAGGGATGATGTATTCACCCTTTGTATTCTGATACAAGGATGCCAAGAACTTCAATCGACATATCTCCAATTGGTCTTCTTCAGTCTTTCGTCGCTTACTGGTCAGATTGGAAATCTGCTTTGTGTAAGCATCAAATGGAGAGACTGTTCTCGGATTATTCAACATCAATGGACTAACACCAACCAACTTAAAACTAATTGTCTTCATACTTTTCTTTACTTTTAAAATTAGACACGGCAGTTTTACAGGTATGCCTCTTACCTTTGGGGCAAAACAAAAGCCCCGTCCGCTTATTGTCGTGAGTAGCGAACGAGGCTAAAAGTATAGAAAAGTCCGAAGACTTCTAAATTTCTTCTTATCCCAGTAACCATGCTCACGACTTCACGGCTAAACCATTTCTGATTTCGTTTGCAAAGGTAAGCATAATTTCTGAAACACGCAAATTATTTAGTGTATTTCTCTATTCTTTTAAACTTTATTTTCTTTTAGAAACTTATTTTTAAAATTACACCTTATTATAATCATAACAAAGTAAAGCTCCATAGCTAATCTGATAATTTATTAAGATTATCCTTTAAGTCTATGAAAACATAGTCCTTTGCCGTTATTTTTATAACTTTTGTTTTTGCTTTTGGGTAGTCCAACAACCCCTCTCCCCAAACATCACATAATGTCAACTTTACACGTTCGCTTCCATGCAACTCTTCAATCAAGACAGTCTTTGATATTTCATCATCAAGCTCATAGAGCTTGCTAAACAAGGAAGATACGTTTTCAGAATACTCTAAAAGCGTTCCGGTTGGTCTCTTTGTTAAAGATTTGATTTTTTCAATTATCTCTAATTCTTTTTCAAATTTTTCTACTAATTGCTTGTCTGACTCTTCGTTTTTTGCCAATAAAGACAAATCACTTGCCATTTTGTTTACGCAGCTATCCACTCTTTGAAAAGACCCAACCTTATCATAAAAAGACCATCTCCAAAACATTGCCTTAGAAAAATCATCGCAACTTACGATTTTATTACTCATGTTTATTGCCACTTCGTTTTCTATTGAGCTATTCCAATTCGTAATATAATCAGCTGTTATAAATTTTAGTCCATATATAAGGCGAATCGAAGACATACGTATATCTTTAGCCTTAGACTTGCAAATAGCAGCATTCTCTGCCTTAACTTGGTTGGAATGGTACACGTAGCCACCAATTCCGCCACCTATCACAACGATAGCTACGATGATGGCAATTATCACTTTCTTCTTCATAATCACATTTATTTAAATTGTTAATATCCTAAGTTTACGACACTCCAAGAGCCATCACTATTCTTCTTGACAACACCATGCAAATCAACGAATTTCTTCTGACCACCATAGGTTGAACGTAAAGAATAAGAAACAGTGACCTCACGTCCACTAACGCTTTCTTTTTTCACCTTGAACACATTGGAGCTTTCCGCACCTACGGAACTTGTAGCATTGCTAACATTCCACTCTTTTTGAAGAGCATCCTCTATTGAATACAGGTCTTCATCCGAAACATACACATCGGTCTCACTAGAAGAACTGATAGCATTTGCTTTTTCGTATTCTCTTGGGTCTTCACGCTTCCCATCTCTCACGATATATACATAATGACATGATTTCAAGTCTTTCACTATCAACGATTCCAAATTCCAATCTTTAGGATTCCTATAAGGAATTGAGACTTTCATATCATACGCAAATTTCCCATTTTTTCCTTCCACAACACCCTCTACAGTTCCTTTATCACTAAAGCTACCTTTCTGATCATTATAACCCTTATTGTTATAAAACTGACTATCAATCACCTTATAGCTTTTGCCAAAATATTTTTTTAAAACCAAGTCACGTTTTGGCATACAGGAATCCTTGGAAATAGCTCGTATTTCATGTTGTTCCCACTCTTCAACTATCATCTTGTCTCTTTCAGAGGCAACCTTTATTGCGTAACCACAAATGGCAACAATTACTACAATAATGGCTACGTAAGCTATTTTCTTCATAATCACATTTATTTAAATTGTTAATATACTAACTTTACAACACTAAACCTGTTAATTCGTTTATTTACGAATTGGATGTATTCCTATGATACGTTCGACATCTTTATCGAAGAATACTTCATATCTTGTACATTTTTTATTTTTGTCTATATACGCACCATTAATCTTATCAGGAGAGATAACAACATAATAACCACATAATTCTGTATGATTATTAATCATGCCAATCTCATCAGCTTTTTCCAACAGATTTTTTGCATTTTGCTCTTGTCTTTGTATCTCATTATAAACATAATTAATATTACTACTAGACAAATACATATTCCTAGACAGCGAGTCGTTGCGCCACAAACTATTATAAGCGACCATAACCATTTCGGCAGAAGCAGGATTGCATTGAAATTCCTCTAACTTCTCTACATTGGCGCACTCAAACCCTCTTGCCTTAATAAGGGCATCTGCTTTGTTTTCCTTTGATGTACAACTAGTCAACAAGAGCACAACAAAAGAAATAAAATATAAGACCTTCTTCATAATCCCATACTTTTAAATAATTGAACTTAGTGGGGAACACCCCACGTTACTTATCTATATGCAAAGTTATCGGTTTGCCACAATGAGGACAGATAAGGGAAGCACCCTGCTGTTCGTTTTCGTCCGCTACAAGCTCAGAAAGAGATACACCTATTATATCGGCAATCTCTTTTGCACGTGATAAAGACATAGTACCATTTATAAGTTGAGCGGTTAATGATGGCTGAGCGATACCCAACTTTTCTGCAACCTTTGATATGGTAAACCCGCTTTCTTTTATTGCTTTCTTTATATCCATAATATTATAGAATTAATTGTATATTATATTATGGTGCAAAGATAGCTAAAAGATTTGAAAGTACAAAGGATAAATAGATTTATCTTTATAAAATTAAAAATATTATAGAAATCGAGCTATAAACGTGAATAAAGGTTAAATATAGAAAGAAACTTATATTTTTATTTGGTAGTATAGAAATAAATCTATATCTTTGCATCGTGATTAAGAAACAAAGGTCACAATAACATTATTAATTTAGCTGAGGTTGCACCTCCGAGTCGGCACTCGTAAAACGGTATAGTGATTATGGCTATTACATTAAGAAATACATTGAGTGAGGTAATGAAGCTTGCTTGGCAGTTCATCAAGAAGAATGGCTACACAATGAGCGAGGCTTTAAAGGTCGCTTGGATGAACATCAAGCTGAAGGGTCAGATGAAGAAGCGCATCGTGAAGTTCTACTTCCAGAAGGTTGATGGCAGCTTGCGTGAGGCATTCGGCACATTGAGTGAGAAGGTTATCCCAGCTACACAGGGTGCAGGTCGCAAGATGAATGACACTTGCCAAGTGTACTTCGATACCGAGAAAGAAGAATGGCGTTGCTTCAAGAAGGCAAACCTTATGAGAGTTGCATAACAGATTTCTAACGATTTAAAAAGAAACTAGATATGAGCGCAAAGATTATCGTGATGCAAGGCAACATGGTTGCAACCATCGAAGAGACGAACAAGGACGCATTTATCAAGCGTGGTGAGTATAAAGAGACCGAGCTGGACAGACATAAGCGTGAGGTCGATTTCTTGATTACAAGCATCGCTAACCGCTACGAAGTGACATTCAATCACAAGGTAGAGCTGAAGGAAAGCCGGAGCATCAAGAAAAGCGAGTATTTCGATAACATCTACTACGTTACCGAGAATGCATTGAACAAGCTGAAAAAGCAATACTCATACGAGTGTGATTTGTAATAGATTTCGTGAGGCACACGCTAAACTGCACCGGACTTTGAACATTAAATATTTAAGAGATATGGATAAGAATTTAATGGATGCTCTCTACGTGAGCTACGATGAGAAGATTGGTGTATTGTGTGACGACAAAGACAACACTATTTCACATATATTGGGTACTGACCTTACACTGGTGTTGGATAAAAAGGACATGGCGGTCTATCTGCTAGTCCCATTGACCCGAAACCACAAATTTGAGTATAAGGGTAATTACATCATAGTGGATGGCAAGCAGCTCGATTCTGACATCTTTTTCCGCAAGGATGCTTGTCAATGGATTCAGATGCAATCAAAAGAAATGCTATCAATGGTAGCGTAACATATATGGTGAGGCACACCGAAACAACTGCACATTATCTTTGATGTTTAACAATTAAATTCCGTGAGCAATGGAAAGAAGAAGTAATGTGCAGAAATGTGCCATAAGAATTGGTCGTGCTGGTGAGGACAGAAGTCCTCCAAAGCAAAACAAACGTTAATGTTTTAAATAAAACACTAAAGCGTTTGCAAGTTAACAAGAAAAGCATTAACTTTGCAGCCGAAAATAACAAGGTTGTGAAGTCACGAGCACGGCTAATGAGGATATAGATTATATTTTTAAAATTTAAAATTAAATATTTTCATTTGCTCCAAGCGTGGAGTATTGTTATTCCGTCCATCGCTCTACAATAGTGGATGAATGACACAAGCCCTGTCCGCACTCGTGACTTTAGCGGATGGGGCTTTTCGTTTCCACCACAGCCAAATATAAATTATCAACAAATTAAGAAATGAAAGATTTTTTAGAAAAGAATTTGAATGATGCACCCATGCTGGGAGCATTCGTAAATCAAAGTGAGAAAATCAAGGTTGAAGGCTTTGAACTCATCAAGGTAGAAGAACGTGATGGTAAGCAAGCCATCAATGCAAGAGAGCTGCACCAAAAGTTGGGTAGCAAGTATCAATTTGCGAATTGGATTCAAGAGCGTATTGAAAAGTACGGATTCGTTGAAAATCAAGACTATGAGGTTTTTAAGGAAAATCTTAAAAACTCAAAAGGTGGCAGACCAAGCAAGGAGTACGCCCTATCTTTAGACATGGCGAAGGAGTTGTGTATGATTGAGAACAATGAGAAAGGTAGGATGATTCGCAAGTACTTCATTGAGGTTGAGAAAAAGGTAAGAATGCAGAGTGTTCCATCTTTGCCCGATTTCACCAATCCGGCTATAGCAGCAAGAGCTTGGGCTGACCAGTTCGAGAAGAACCAAGTGCTGACCTTGGAGAACAAGCAACAGAGAGAGGAACTTGCCAAGGCATCGCAGGAGATTGTCGGACTGAGCGCACAGATTACAACAATGAAGCCTAAGACTACTTACTTCGATGTGATGATGAAGAACAAGAGCACAAGCGTGATTACATCAATGGCGCAGGATTACGGAATGAGTCCGCAAGCATTCAACAAATTGTTGCATGAGCATGGTATCCAGCACAAGGTTTCTGACCAATGGGTCTTGTACCGCCAATATTTGGATAAGGGATATGTGAATAGCGAGCCAGTGACCATTACGCACAATGATGGAAAACAAACCATCAAATACAACACGAAATGGACTCAAAAAGGGCGTTTCTTTCTCTATGAGTTCCTAAAGGAGAAAGGTATCTTACCTTTGATTGAACGAAATAATAATGGTGAGACACACTAGGACAACTGTAAAAGCCCCAATCTCGTTAGAGGTTGAGGCTTTCTTTATTTTTACATTTACTTCTTATCTAACCCATCGGAGAACAAACACTTTTGCGCTAATTTTCAATGACTTGTATTTTTATTACAAAAGTATTGTTATTTTACATTTCGGCTTCATTATACTCATAATCCCAGAGGAATAACTTGCCTTTGACGTTTCTAATCGGCTTATCGAACAATTTAGCATTCTTCAAGAACCAATGATATTGGAAATCTTCAGCAAATGCATCCGGATAAGCCTCATGGAATTGAATATCATCCAACTCTACGCTGCCGATAATGGCTGACGTTGGCAAGTCTTTGAAGTCTGGAATAACAATACCATGCTCTTGGCAATATTTCTTCATTGCGCTCTCCTGCCATCCGTCAAGTTTTTCGGGTTTGGCTTGGCTAGCATGAATAAGGAAACGACCACGGAACTTTCTATTCCATGTTCTGTTCTCAATGGTCTTGCAGCCGATAGCGATTAACCAAGCATACGGCTGACGAATTGATAATACTTTCATAAGCTCATTGTTTTATTATTTGCATCCGCAAAGGTAACAAAAACCTTCGAGAAATACAAGGAAACTCTAATTTATTTTCATGTTTTCTAAAAATAATCTTGAAATAGCTTGCATCCTACAGACGGTAAGAGGTTAGAACCTCTTCCGTCTTTTCTTTCTGATTCTGTCCCAATCCGGTTTTAGCACATCCATCGTGGCGACCATCGCCTTGTACTTGTCGCCAAGTTCGCCCTCGTTCATAGATGAACGGAAAGTGTACATCTTGTATCGTTCATGCTCTGGCACATATAATCCCACCATCAAGGAACGGACTCCATCCACCTCCTGCTCCGGTGCTATCAATACAAGCCCATCGTTCATGCTTTCCAACTTGAAAATCTTTGAGGTGACAACCTCATAATAGTCTAGTACATTCATATTCTTGTCTCCTATAATTAGTTTGTACGTTCAAACACTTCAATATACTGGATAGAGCTACAATCAATATATTTACGTGTAAACACTACTGTACTTCCACTTCCAATCATAAGTGTTCTGTTCTTTGTATTGCAATTGAAAGAGGTTTCACCACCAACACTATTGAAGTCGAAACTTATTTTTGCTCCACCTACCAAGTTGATACTTCCTCTAAGACCTTTGTCCTCGGCTTCGCCTAATATCACATTCACATGACCTGCATCCATATTCTCCTATAATTAATTGTTAAACACCTTCTCTAATAAAGATACGTATGATAGAGTCACTATCAATGTAATCTCTGTTTCCGTTCTCACCAAGTATAGTTATCAAATGCTTTTTTTTGTTATAAAGAACATCGGCAGTAAAATCAAATAACTTTGATTTGCTAAAGTTTGCATGAGTTAACTGCCCATTAGAGAGTGAAATTCCTGCAATGCAACCGCACTCCTTTGCATCATCTAAGATGTCTTTGATAATCTTAATATCCATAGTCTTATTACTTTACTTCTCGTTCTACAATATCAAAATTATCCCACGTCTCTCCTTCGCTGTCTGAGATATGAAAGAAAGAATCTGAGATATTGTATAGATAATCATCGCAATTCAAAACTCGCTTGTAATTCTCCAAAGTGTTCATTCCTTTGTGCCTTATCGCCTTTCTAGCCTTATCTCTGGTATCGAAGACTTCTGCATCAGTTTCTACAGCTTCACCTAATCCATGTTGGTATGAAGAAATTACTACATATACTTTCATAGCTTAAACTCCTTATTTATTACGCAACCTTAGATAATGTTTCTTCATCAATCTCAATCCATTGGCAAGCATCCTTGCGGAAAAAGACCTTGCTAGGGATAATCTTGCCATCAACCTCCAAGCTATCGCCATTGCACTTGAAAGTATGGTTCTTTGTCAATGGTACAAGAAGGTACGTTTTGCCCTCTCTTTTGCGTTCTACAAGCGTTTTGTCCGTCCCAAGGATAATTGATACCCTTTCTTCCTTATCGTCCTTTAGAACGCCTATTTTATCTGTATGCTCGATATAGAGCACATTCAGAAAATTCTCATCCATTTTCTTATGCATTAATCATTTTGTTATACTTCTTCTTATTAACACCTCGTTTAACGGCTTCATAGAGCAAAGTCAAAGCTAATGCTTCATCCTTGACTTTCAAAGCCTTCAAGGTATCTCTTTTGACGTAGCGGCTCTCATCGACCTCACACAATGGTACGTAGCCTTTGTGCTTGAAATTTCTTCGACCAATCGCCCAAATCTCATAGCCATCCGAAAACTCGTTTGTTATCTCGAATACATAATTGCCATCATTAAACTTTTCCATAATCAATTGTATTAAGTTCTTTACCTTATCTTTTCTTACTCCTCCCATCGGAAAGCGTTAGGGTCTTTTACGACCTTCTTGCTGGCTTCGTCCCACATATAGCCATCATTAAACCACTTAGGGGCTTTACCATTGATTACTCGTTTTGCATCGGCTATGCTAGCATAGTCTGGTTCAACAACATTATCAATGCGAACGGCAACCTGACCGAATACGTCCTCCACCTTGGTAATATGATGCCCTTTGTAGAACACTTCTTTCAAACACTTAGCAATTGTTTCCATATCTCAAATACTTTAAAAGTCCTAAACTAAAGGGGTGTTTAAAGGCACACCCCCTATTAAGCCTCGCCAAACACCTTAGAACGTGAATATATCTTTATGCAACTCGCAAGAAGTTGTAAGCCTTGAATTGTCTCCATGCGCCCTTTGCTTCATCCCAATAGCGGATGCAATCTCTTGATGCTGCATGCCCTGTACCATTTGGAGTATAGTCAATGTGGCTCTGAAGGAGAGTACCAAAGGCTTGTCTTACCTCACCATTCATCTTCATAAAGAAGAACTCTACTACCTTGGTCTTCATCGCTGACTCAAGCTTTACAACCTGCCAAGCCTGTTTCAAGCACTCAACCCAAGACATTGAACTTGATTTCAACTGATAGGCTCTATGTGCTAACTGCATTACCTTTCTCATCTTGTTCTTAATTGAAGTAGTCATATCCTCAAACCGTTTTACGAGTGCCGACTCGGCTGCATAGCAGCAATTAATAGTTAAACTTTAAAGCCTTTATCTCTTAAAGACATTGCAAAGATAGTAGTTTTTTCTAATATTGCCAAATATTTCTATAAGAAATTTCTAATATTACCACTTATTTAACACTTGTAAGCTATTTCTAAACATTTATTCACTAATTATTAGCTAATTCTAATATTTAACTCTTTTTCTTTGGCAGTTAAAAAAAATAAGCTATCTTTGCAGCATAATAAATATTAGTATTCACTTATATATAATAAGGTATGGACTTAAAGAAAATAATTAGGAGTCATGGGCAAACCATTTCATCTGTAGCTGAAAAGTTAGGTATTACCCAATCAGCTTTATCGCAACAAATCAATAATGGCTCAATTTCATTTGCGAAAGTAGAACAAATAGCTAGTATTTGTGGTTGCTCGCCATCTAGTTTCCTTGCTATTGATGGTGAAACCTTATCGCATCCGGCTATCATCTGCCCCCATTGCGGCAAGCCTATCGAGCTGGAGATTAGGGCAAAGGAGGGGAAATGATATTCCTCTCCTTTTACTCTTCTATTCTTTCTCCTTCAAAAAGCCTATACCTGCATGAACATTACCCAACTTATACCAAGACTGGCTTAAAGTCATAACATAACTATTGAAGGATTCTTCCCCAATATCCAGGGTGAAGTCTTCATCTACATCAGGCTCTCCATGTCTTACGTACCCCTTATTCGGAGTGTATAGCAATCTATGATATGAGCCGTCCTCACAAATATAAAGTCCGCTATTACGCCAATCGGAACTCCAAAATTCCGGTTTATTCACGTAACAAAGCATTACATCACCATCGTAAATAGGAATACTATGACTTCGCTCATCCTTTTCTCCAACAAATTTTTCGCTATCAACATTGTCAGACTGACGGATAACAGATACGATGGAGTAACCATTTCCAATAAAGTCCGCTATATCAACATATGTTCTTTGCTCTCTAAGGTCAAATTCTTGTTGGCTTCTTACGCCATCTTTCTCAAATATTACAAGTATTCTTGTGTACTTATCACCAAAATTGACCATACTTAGAATCAAGCCGTTGTTCATGTAAGACGCATAAGCTTCTTTGGCTAGTGTTAATACACGCTCTAGATATTCCAATGGCTTGTATCTAACTAACCAAGACTGACCTTTATGCATCTTTTGCAAGTACGAATACATGTTCATCGCCTCGCATTCATCTATTCCATGCTTCTTGCAGACCAACTTGAACTTATCCGGATAAACACTAGTTACAAGTCTATCCAATTCGTCCATAGCTTGCATGGCTTTCAAATAATCATTTGCTTCCATTTTACTAATCTTTAAGTTTCTCAATTATATAACCACGACCTGTATAGGTACAAGACAAGCCAATATACACTAGCTGATGTAAAAGCCACAATTCTTCAGTGAACGGCAATCTATCACACTTCACAAACTCATCTTCATCCTCAAAATCAGATGCCTTTTCCAATATTTCTTCCTTTGTCATTATCTTTAAATTTGTGCCCGAAAGCTGTTAATCCGCATCTTTTATTTTTTGTAATGTGTCAAGTATCACGTTTGCAATCTCAAACCTACCGACATTTGGATTCTGTGGGACACTATAACACAAAGCTTTTAAAAGCTCAAAACATTGATTCTCATATAATATCATACGCTTACTTCTTTTGATTAAAACACTTTTCCAACTCTCGAAGGATGAACATCCCTCCTATCTTGAAAGACTGTTCTATCACTACTCGATGTTCCTTAAATTCGTTTTGGCTTCTCGAAAACCGAAACGCTTCATTCTCTAGCATAAGCACAAACTTATTAAATTCTGCATCGGTCATTTGCATTCACCTCCTTCCTTTGAGAATAAATCATCAATATAGAACCACCCGTCTATAGGCATATTCTCAACAAATCCTTTCCAAGACTTGAATTCTTTGACTTGAGCTAATGAATAATAGTTGCCTACACTATAGTGCAGCAATATCCATTCATCATATCCTTCTGGCTCCTTATTTGTTTGATGCCACAAGTCCTTCAAGAAATCATTGATAGCCCACTCAGCACCTTCCTTAAAGCCTTCTTCAATTAATAAGGCTTCTTCCTTATCACAATCCGTCACTTTGCTGTATCTTCTTGCGGCTCCTTCTATTTTCTTATATTTATATCCCATAAGGGATGGTTGGTTACTCTGGTGTCTTCGTTGTGTATTTATCAGATGAAATGTGCAGAAACACATAATCGCCATCACTGGTAGTATCGTTAATATCACAAGAAACACCTTCTGCTTTGTCAAATACAAGCATTTCACAATCTCCACCCGTGATGTCAATGTAAGATTTTAAATGCTCTATCAACTCACTTGCTTTCATATTACTATCTGTTAATATCCTTTCCTCAATCTTATACAATAATCAATAGCTTTGATTGCTAACCAAATAGCATGCTTCTGCTTATCGTCAATAAGATTATTTCTAATCTCAAATAATATTCTCTTTGTTTCTGTAGAATTCATATTATTTCTATTTATGTCTGATGGCGTTAAACATTTAACAATACTCTTTTGAGCTTTATTCGCAAACTCTCTTTTAATTCTTTAGCTTCACTCCAAGGTGTATATGTTGTAGTATAAAAATTATAACTACGTTCATCTACACAATGTAAGCCTGTTATGAGTAATTCTAACTCTTCGTTTGATAATACAACATTTTTATCCATACTGCTATTATTTATGCCAGAAGGCGGTTAAGATTTAACTATATAAAGTTGTTCATAAACAGTAGATTTCACTACAATAGGTTCAGAACCTAAGTCGTTATCATCTATCTTGATGGCAATTTCCATATCACCCTCTTCATCGTAAACATCTTGAAGCTGTTGAATAAATTCACTTATAAGCATTCTATTATATCTTTTATGCCAGATGGCGGTTAAACATGTTTGCTAAAATAATGTTCTTTTGTACTTTTTAGATATTCACCACACGTTTCTTTTGTAAGATATTCCGTATCAGAGTAAGCATTAAACTTGCCTTCTTCCACTTTTCTAAAAAGGAATCTAATATTACCCATATCATCAGAATATCCTGTGAATTGCAAATGATTTTGCTGTAATGATAACCATTCCAAGTATATTTCGTAGTCTCTTTTAGAGAATTTGAACCAACGTACATTATTCTTGCACCATCCAAAGTAACTTGGGTCAATTCTAAGAACCCTTGTAACTGGCATACCTTTATATTTACCAAACGTAATTATATTCATACCTACACCTCCATTTCGTGTTTTAGTCCTAGACCAAAGAGGAGGTGCTGGAGTTCGTGGATATAATGTATCTCCATTATAAAGATTCTGTTAATAGCAACGTAAAAATTTTCGCTAAGCTCTATTGTTAAGCGAATATCGTTAACGTTCTTCTCAAAGAATTTCTCATATAATTTCTTCCATCCATTCTTCTCTAGAATATCAGGAATGAGAGGAATCGGTAAAATATCTCTGTCTGCAACTAAAGCTGTTTTTGTACTATTAGTTGAAATCAAAGCATAACATATCTTGTTTTGAAGAAAGTTTTCTTCAAAATTAACAATAGTATAAGTATTGGTTGCAAACTTTACCAAATCTCCTGGAATATATTCTAACTTTTCCATACGCTCTAATCTTTGCTATTAATGAAATCCTCATATTCACCTATCGTGATTTCCACGAAGTCTGGATTTTGCTTTTCAGCTCTAATACTATCATCGAAGTAAACGAAAATGCGGTCTTTGTGACGTAAAAGCTGGGTGATGGAGAATCGGCTGACGTGCGGAACTTCGATATTCAGTTCCTTCAATATCTTGAAATGATGAGTAAAGGATTTATATGATGTAAGTACTGCTGCTATTGCCTTACCTTGCTTACTACGCTTGTTAGGCGCAATAGCTACATAGTAACCGTCTTCCAATTTTACACCGTCTACCTTCTTCCACACCTTCTTATCTAGCGTATCGTAACGCTCAGAAAGAACCCATATACCGGTAATCTCGTACACTCTTGTGAGAGTTCTGTTAGGCTGATAGCCCTGATATTTTTCAAATTCGAAACCTACGGCTTCTTCAACTCTTTTCATGTAGGCTTGATGCTCTTCAAATTCTGCATCGAGAATACTCTTAATTATCTCATAAGCCTTTGTCCCTTGTTTTGCTTCGTACAACATACGCTTTACTTTTTATAGTTGCTATTCTCCTTATACCCACCACTTACAAGCCATTGACCAAATTGTTCAAGACTTTCTATGTTATTTATAAGACTCCATTTGTCACCTATATCATCAGTTGTATAAGCTATAAAAGTCTTATGTGTGAGCACATTCCAACAGATTTCCAATCTGTGTAAAATGGTTTTTCTAAAATTATATCTTGCTGCCATACGCTTTACTTTTCTAAAGATGTATATATTCGTTCACTTCACCCAAAACCTGTGTTAGCAGGTTCTTTAGAATCTTCAATTCCTCATTTGAATATGTAGCTATAGGATAACCATCAAGGGTAGTATCGCCAAAGAAGCTACGACTTATCTTTAATGAGTGTTTATTCTTTTTCATATTTCTTTTTTTGTTTCTTAACTTCTTTAAAGATTACACCTTTTCCGTCTGAACGATTTGCATAACCGCATTTAAACTCATCACTTGCGTTACATCCGTAATTATCAAAGAAGCAACCTTTGCAATTTCTTTGCTCAACAGCTTCAAGAGTAATGGTTACTCTTTCTCCAACTTTAAGCTCTTTCATAATCAAAACGCAATTCTATAGTCCTTACCTCTCAAACTTGGTCTCTTGTCAAGAATGAACTTATCTAACTCCTCAAGGTCAATCGGGAAGAGTGGACTGTACTCGTATTTGAGAGTACAGATGAATCTTCCGTCGAGCATAACATCAAAGATAAATGTTTTCATTGTTCACCTCCTTCCTGCTTTGGCAGTATGTCAGATAAATAAGCCCACTTGATGATTTGGCATCTGCTAATCGAATGTCTCCAAGATTCCTCTTTCCAAAGAATGGATTCTTTAAACTGTAGATAAGCATCGTTATCAAAACCAAGGGTAATAATATCGCTCTTGCTCTTATCTGGCTCTTCTGTATTTGGATGCCATAAGTCCTTAAGGAACTCTTCCTTAGTTAATCTCTTTTCCATTTTTTAGTCTCCTTCACATAAAGTTTCGTTAACCTCGTCATTGTATGTATGAGTAACCGGATTGTACTCAGAATGGGTTGCATCTACCCTACCTTTCCGGTTAGTGAAATAGATAGCATTTCCTTGGTCATAAAACCTGTACACTGTTATACTATCAACAACAAACAATTTCTCGACATTGAATTTGTCAACAGAATCCGAGATTTGGACTCTTGTACCCTTACCTTTGCAACCTACCAAAATGGCGGCAACGGCTATTATCATTATTACCTTTTTCATATCAACTTCTTTTCTTCTTGAAGAATACGTCATTCATCGTACCCTAATATACTAAAGAACTCATCCATTTTTGGATTTAGATTGTTTGCCATTAACATATATGCCGGAACGGAGCGACCGATGTTGCACTCTAACTTCAATGCATGTATCATTACTGAAGCTTGATGGCTTGAAATCTTAACCCTATCCAATCTGGAAAGTATTTCGCTCTGCGAATCTGCATTACGAAACACTTTCTTGATAAGAGTTTCTATGTACTTACGCTGCTTGTCCGTCATTGCTCTTATTGTGCTCAAGAGACTCAACCAAAGCCTTCAGACCATTGAAAGTAGCATCCACCAACTCCTTGCTATCGGAAGCATCAAAATACCAATTTCCAATAATCTTGCTATTATTTTCAGCAAACATCGTAATACTCGTATGAGTATTTGAAGACGACATCTGGATAGACTCCTTTGTTCTACCCATGAGGCTGGCAATCTTTGCCAACACCTCTACATAAACATTATTCTTTTCCACTTTCTTCTTACAGTTTTTATGGTGTGTCTCACCTTTTTAAAATTAGTAACCTTGTTTCTTAATTACATTGCAAAGATACAAAGAATATTCAAAATATGCAAATTATTTAATGTATTTCTTATTGCTTTTAACACTCTATAATAATATAAACAAATAATTTGCTGACGTTAACACAAAAATCCCCACCACTACATTATTATATATAGTGATGGGGTAAACCTTTAAAACAAAATAGCATTATGGATTTCTACGATTACTATCATATCAAATCATCCACATAAGCCCATTTATAGATGGCGTTTGACTTCGTGAACTTCTTCCACCATTCCTCGCCTAAGAAATTCAGATGCTTGAAACGCTTGCGAACCTTGGTCAAACCGACAATGCGTCTGTTGTGCTCAGGCAATTCTTCTACCGGATGCCAAGCACTATCCTTTTGGCATTTCATTCCCAACTCCAAGGCTTGTTTGGCTATCTGCCTTGCACCTTGACTAAAGTCTATCTTATCTATCAATAATTCTAAGTCCATAATCAGATTGCTTTTATATTAACTTTGTCATCAAAAAACGCTTCAAGCACTTCCTTGGCTTTAGCATCTGCTTCATCCAAGTCTTTGCACTTGACTACTTGAACACCATAGCCTATAGGGTTACGCAATTCGTAGCATTCTTCAGCCTTTACCAACCGGAGGAAAATATCTCCACCTTTGAAGCGGTACGAATATCCTCCTGTTGCCTCGTTCCATTGTCTAACTATGTTCCTCACCGCCATAATATCTTTGCACTTTTTCCAATGTAGCACTAGCACCCTCAATGTAGGCTGCGATAATGACATTTCTATATAGCTCACTATTTTCCTTATCAATTCCTACCAAGCCTTCTGTTGATTTCAAAGGCTCAATTGTAAATTTATAAGCCTCCTCTACTATCCAGCTAGGAACACCATTTGAAATCAAATTCTTACAATACTCATTCATGATTTTACCTTTTAAAATTAGTGGATGACAAGGGATTTAAACCCTTGTTGGTGTCAACACCTCCCCAGTGACCTGGTACACGGAATGTTTAATCAGAAAATCCGCTCCAAGTTTGCGAGGGTCGCATTGCTTTCAGTTGCCAATGCCACTCATCCGTTTGTCAGCGACAGATGCGAATTTGAAGATTGTGCACCATTCCCAACCTTGCCCAAGGGTTTCTGCCGCTGACTAATAGGCATTTGCCAATGGTTGTCGGCAAATTTTAAGTGTTCACATCTTACGATGCGGTATTAACTATCTCCCTGCCCAAGGGAACAACCATTAGCGATAGGCTATTTGTAGTTATGAAACATTCAAATAAAGCCGTGCGACTCCTAGTTTATCATCATGCCCCCACGCAAGGCATCACACGGCTTTGGCACGTGGGTATTTGGTAGATTATGGCTTTCCTACCTCGTCTTTCTTATATCATTCCGCTGCCATCCTGCCGCCCAGTCTACCGGAGCTGCATTACAGCAGTGAAAAGATGTATTCACATTATATAAGGCTGCTCTGAACTCATCCAATTCTTCTGCCGAGAACGGACAATCCTTGTTTACCCGCCTTTTCATAATTTCACTACCTTATAGCCAAGCCGACTTGCAAGATCAAGAAAAATATTAAAGTATTCCTGTGCAACTTCTGTTCCTGATACTACGCCATTTTCAAACGTGAAGTAACGCTTTGTATTGTAAAGCGTATCTTCCAAGCAATAAGTTTCTTTCATTTCTTCTTTCTAATCAATTGTAAACAACCTTTCGACTGGTCTCTTTGTTATATTCGGGTTAAGAGAGTTTGTTACTTCCTTTTCCCAAACACATCTGAACTCTTGGGGCATCTGATACTCGCTGATAAAGACCTTATGACCTCTTCTAGCCATTTCCATGCACCATATATAGAATCTTTCGTAATCGAAATTCTTTGATACATCATACTTTTTCGTAGCTTTGTAAGGCAAATCGCAATACACTATACTCCTATCCGGTATCACAAGTTCATCATAACTGCCGCTATAAAACTCGACACCTTTGAGAAGAGGCACATCACGCATTGTATTTTCTATCTGCTCCCTTATGTAATCTCTTGCCTTTCCGTTCTTGCCGACAACATTATGTCCGCTATAGCCACCATCAAAGAAACGTCCATTAAAGCTCGCCATAAAGCCAATTAGTCCGACACCTGCTTCTGTGAAGAATTTATTCTTTCCGTGATAGCAGTCTCTTGCAAAGTTATACAACGTCTTACTAATATGGTTGAAGACAAACCCATCATTCTGAAGATACTTCCACATTTCGATAAGATACCTATTCTTATCGTTGGCAATCCTTCGATACGTGTCCGGAACGTTCTCAATAACGCTACAGCCACCACAGAAAGCATCTACAAACGTATCATGTTCTTTATCAAGCATAATCGGCAATATTTCATGCACGATTCTAGCCTTGCTACCCATATACTTCATTGCAATAGTTTCTTTATCATTTTAACCCCTCGCTTGCCAAATTTTCGCTCGACAACCGCATTGTAACTCACTCCATCAATGGAACACTCATCCGGATAGCACTCTTCAAGCCAATCTGTGAACTTCAGCAGATTGAAGACTAACTCTTTTCTCGCTAAAAGAAACCGCATATCTATGAATTTTCCAAAGCTTATTCCAAAGATTTTCTGAAACTCATTACCTATCGGCAAGAACTCACTTGGTTCTATTTTCATCAGCTTGCTTTCTTAGATGTCACACTATCCAGAGGATAGTCACTCTTCATAAAGTCACTAATTCCTATGTAAGTTCGCTGTAAATCTTTCTCATCGTCCTTCAGGTCTTCCGTTGCGTTGATAGCCGCCTCATTCAAAGTCTGTTCGTCAAAGACACCTTTTCTTACCTTATCGAAATAAGAAAGAATTTCTTTTGTCATCAAATGGTCAGCCAATCTCTTGAAATCCTTATCCATCACTAATGCCATGAAGTCATAAGAGTTTTCAAAGGCCAAGATAGGAGCAAAATCCTTGAACGCTTGCATTAAGTTTACATGCAAATCTTCATACAGCTTACGGATGATATTCTCATAAGTTCCCAAACAAAGGTTGGTCAGATTGTACAGAATGATTGCATTCGCATAAACTCCCGATTTTTCACCAATCCCTAAGTTCTGTAATCTTAAAGCAAGCTTATCTCGCAACTTATACAAGTCTCCACTAATCTTGTCATAGAACGTCATTGCGAATTCTTCATTAAAATCTGCATTAGGAACATAAGCGTCATAATACTTAACCACCTTTCGAAGGTTCTTCTTGCCATCGAAGAGATTCAAACTCTCTTCTCTACGATATACAATATCGGTCTTAACCGAAAAAATCTTTCCGAACATAACTATTCCTCCAAATTCCTAAGCGTTTCCAAACTCTCATCATTATCAACATCATAGCCGATACGATATTCGTTACCAATTCTTGCACCAATGTATACCTCTTCGGCATCCAAGATATAACGGGACATCTGTTCACGAACCTTTATCTGTTCTTCATTCAACCCAAGTACATCAAAGCACTCTTCCTGCAATGACTTATATGGTTTCGTTCCCATATATGAAACATAAGCCAGCTTTCCGTCCTGATGCAATGGCTTCCACTTCTCCCACCAATGGTTGCGGTACTCCAAGATACCTCTTTCTACCCCATCGGCACACTTATGATTTACAATTCTAACTTTCATTTTCTATCCAACTTTCGGAAGTCCTTTCTTCCACTAAAATGTTATTTCTTAATCTCTTTAAAAACTTTATCGTTTTGATATTCACACTCGGTTGTCCTGCAATTTGCTTTCCTTCAACATCACGCAATATTGGTCTTCCGTGCGTGCTCCCAAAGATAAAGCATTCCTTGCCTTTCCACCATACCATGTCGAAACGCTGAAAGCGAGACTTGCCTATCTTATGAGAGGCAATGCAAGACCTACGAATACCACCTTTCTTCGGGTTCGCAACGTGCAATGCTCTCGTATGGCGAGGTACACAACGACACATAAAGAAAGTTCTCGACCGCCTTGCGTGTACGTTCTTGGCAATGCAGAAAGCATCGGCTGCATGAGTTTTCTCAATATCATTCTCTATGCGAGTGTGCTTGGTAATGTAACCATAGGTCAAGTACACATTCCCAAACTCAGCCTTGGCTCGTTCATACACCGACCAACGCATAATGTTCATCACCGCAGCATCACGCAAAGTTGTGCCACGCTTGATTTTCAAGTCGAACTCCCCACGATGGTAAGCCTTGTGGCAGGTCTCGCAAAGCGTTACGAGATTACTAGGGGAATTACCACCAGTCTTACGGCTCTCCAAATGGTGAACGTTCAAGATAGGGTCTCTGCTCTTGCCCTTGCAATGAACACACTTGTGCCCATCCCTAGCCAAAACGTACTCCCTCACGTTCCAAAAGCCCATCTGCTCGCCTTGCTGATACTCATCACCCTTGATGTCGGGATTCTTAATCTTTTGCGCATCAAACGGAGCAACCTCTATAGTGGTCTTCGTAATTGGAAGTAACTTACGAACCAAGCGGATAACCTTCAAGTGACTCTCAACCTTTTGCTCAACACTAGGTGCTAGCCAACCATCTTTCTTCTTGCGGTTATCAAAACGAACCTTGCGGTAACGTGTCTTGCGGTTTCGCCTTGTCCTTCTCAACTCCTTGCGAGTAGATAGCAAGTTCACAACATCACTTCTTAACTCGACCTGCGCTGTAAGCAGCTCCTTCTTCTCGGAACTAGCCGAAACGCCAATGTGCTTTGAGCCAGCATCAATGCCAAGGCTCACTTCCTGTGTGTAGATGGTGCTCTCATAATCCAACTGAACGACAAACGGAACACGGCTGACTACATGAGCCTTGCCATGGCGAAGAAGATAGCCTATCCTCCCTCCACGCTCACTTGGCATCAATGCCTTACCATCCTTGCTCCTTACATAAATCATAATCAACTCAATTAATCAAATTAATAAATCTCACCTCGAAAGGTGGTTGTGCGCCCATCGCCAATGTTATAGGATGGTTTCTTGCCCGCAGCACCGCAGCTTTCGCCACTTTTAACCACGAACCGCAGAGGTCAGAACTTGGACGGACATCCTGACGTGCCTATGCATTCACCCCTAACGTAGCTCCCTAATTCCATTCGGGGCTGAGGCTAATCCGCTCCGGACGATTGAATGGATAATCGCTGTAGCCTAATCAAAGGCTTCCGAAACTTGAATACTCGAATTCAACCATTTTTATGTTGTTTATTCCTATATTTATCTAACATTATTGAATTAATCTCAGACCAAAAAGTTACAATTACGCCTTCGAAATCAACATTATGTTCATGTGCTATAAAATTTCCAGCACTGACAAAATCAAAATAGCCTTCAATCGTCTCTTGTGTACCTGCACATGTACATGTTATGCCATTCTTGACATACTTAGCCACAAAATAATAGCATTTCTTCATCGCAACAACTCCCTAATAAATTCGTTACGCATCGGCTCAACGATGCTTGTGTACAAACTCTGCTTATCTTCGGGAATGTCATCCGGTGTAATAGAGAACATCAACAAATAAGACATCGGAATCTCCAATACCTTGCATATTGCATCAATCTTACTCTTACGTGGAAACGTTCTTCCGGTCTCCATAAACAACATATTTGTCTCACTACAACCGATAGCCTTACCAAGTTGTCGTTGGGTCAAGCCCTTGCTTACCCTCATTGTCTTAATCGCCTTTCCTAAATCCATTTAACCTCCTATTTTAAATTTTCAAATCTATTCTTAATTGCAATCATGGCATCATTGACACCATCCTTATATCCAACAGAATACAAGGAACAATCCTCTTCGCTCGGTTTTCCGGTTTTTGATTTCAAAAACTCTTCTATCTCACGGAAACCATACTCCAAGAATCTGAGAAACATAGCGTTCTTCGTGATAGCTGGTCGTAGAACATCTTTAACCCAATCCCAGCCATCACCATAACCCAAAGTGAAACTAGAATTATTACAATATCTCACTTTCGGCTCATCCAACCATTGTTTTATTATTTCCTTTTTTGTCATCATTCCCAGTTTTTATGGTGTGTCTCACCTTTTCAAATTAATAACCTTTATTTCTTAATTGCAATGCAAAGATACAAAGAATATTCAAAACATGCAAGCATTTTAATGTGTTTCTTTATTTTATTAATGTATTTTAATTGTTTAATCTAGTTTCTACCATTTATTTTAAACTTTTTACATTTTTCTCTTTCTCAAACACTCTTTCTACTATCACCTTTATCCTTAATTTCGTCTTACTATGTTCTTTAACGTGTGCCTTACGCTTTGTAGTTTTTGCACCTTGCAGCAATTTCTGTCAGTCTCTTCCCTTGTACTTTCGTAGTGCTACCTTTCTTGCATTTCAAGACATTTCCTGTACTTGTATTTTGTATTTCCAAGAAATGGATGCAACAAAAGCAACTTCTAAAATTCTTATCCATTTGCCATTTCCTTTTTAAGTTTCTTTCTTTGAGCCAAGAACATAACAATCTCCTCGAAATCATCGCAATTCAAGAGCATTTGTCCAACCTGCCATTCCGCTGCTTTCTGCTTGGCATCCTCCATGCCCTTTGCTAAGAATGTGATTTTCTTGTCTTGGCTTCGATTCTCTACAGTAACTTCAAGTGTACCATATTCAAGTTCGGTAGTCTTCATACTGAGACCTTCATCAAATATCCTCAACAAATGATTAAAAAGATTACTTCTTTCCATGTTTCAACCTTTCATTTTCTTGTTTCAACAAGTCCTCAAATTCCTTGCGCTTTGCTCGCATAATCTCGAACCATTTACTTGGTGTTATAGGACACCCCATAAGCCAATGGTCGAAGTTTGGAACAGGCAAATTGAACTCTCTAGCTTCAATAGTATAATCGTACCACTTCAACAACTCTTCTTCGGGAGCTTCCTTGTCAATATCTGTTACAATAGTAGCCATATCGAAAGTCAAATCACCACAATTAGCAATTCCACCTGGTTCGTCACCTATCCAATATGTCTCCGGATTATCCAATCCGTAAAACTCATGCTTCTCACAGAATACCTTCAAATAAGCATTACAGGCATCCGTATAGCATCTTTTCAATTCTTCCTTATTCATATCACATATCCTTAAAAAGTTTCTTCACCTCGTTCTTCTCCACCTTTGGATGGGAGCACGTCACAACTTGCGTACTTGGGTCATGTCTTACCTGCCATTCGCAAGTATTACACCCCAAATCACCAACTTTATTAATTGCATTGGTGTATCTGCCTTTCTCACCATAGGGGCAATCGGTAACAAAATCCTTTCGTCCCCAGATGTACTCATCTATCTTATAAGAGATAGCATTTGCTTTCTTCTTTTTCTCTTTATTATTCAAAAACATCATTTCGTCAAAACTTTAAAATAGACACAGCTGACCATCATCAGCAATCTTAACATTATTATCGGGAAACCAAAGTTCCTCAAAAATCATTTCCATGCACGCTACAACTATAGAGTTTCCAGCAGCTTTTTGAAGACTTGACTTCGATACGCCATTTTCAAGCATCCGGTCTATGTATTCTTCGTCAACGTCCATCAAACGGAAGAGTTCTCTCGGAGTCAAACGCCTAATGCGCAACCTTGTCTCTCCTAGCACAACCAAGGAGTCCTTGCTCGCAGATGTAATGGTATTGGCTATATTCTTTCCAAGCTCGACCTTTGGACTATGCATTTCGCCTTTTATCCACTTCCCCTCTGAACGAGTTCTTATAGCTGCACTCATAGGCTCTTTCCTTTCATTTGACACAAACTTCTCTTTACATAGCAGGGCATCACTCAAAAAGTACTTCTCGTCCACATTTTCCTCCAAGACATCAACTAAGTGTTTCTCCAGCTTTATCTTTCTCGGAAAATGATAATCTATCTTATCACCATCGTTTCGTATAGAGAGCATAAAGACACGCTTTCTGTTCTGAGGAACACCGCAATCTGCAGCATTTATCACCTTTGCGTAGTTGACATATCCATAGGATTCCAACTCCTTGCGCCACTTGTTAAAGAACCCAATAAACTTTGTTTGAACCAAAGCCTCTACATTCTCCATCAAGAGGTATTTCGGTCTCTTGGTAATAATGGCGTTTCTTGTAAACCAAAGGATAGAGGAACGTGTATTGCTTCCCTCCTCTATTCCTTTCTGCTTTCCGGCTTGCGAAACAGACTGACAAGGTGTTGAATACGTCAGTAAGTCAAAGTCTTTAACCTTACTCCAATCTATCGTTGTCATATCACCGAAATTCTTGCCAGACAGACTAGGAAAGCAAGCATTATGCAAGGCTATTGCACTTGGCTCTATCTCAGACCATCCGATACACTCGTAATCGAAATCAGAATATTTCTTCTTCAGTCGCTCCAAAGCCATCAGTTGAGAGTCATATCCGGCACATAGTTCAAATGTCTGTATCTTCATTTCTCTAAGCTTTTGAATTAACTCTTAACCCTGCCTTAATCTCGGCAGCTATTCTACCTTCGTTTGCCAATCTGTCGCAAAGCTCATTGTACTCTACTCCTGTATGGCTCTTCACCTTGCGCCAAGTGATGTGTGCTACATGAGCGGAATGCTTTCTAAACTTCTCCATCAAGTCTAAGTTCTTGTGTGCAGAATAAACACCGCTCAAAGTCTTAAGTGCATATTGGCTATCACTATGAACCTTAACAACCGCACCTTGCGGGCAATGACCGACACCACAGATGATTGCCAAAAGCTCCATACGGCTTATTGTCGTGTCAATTGTTCCATAGTTACCCTGCTTATACACCTTGCCTTCGTGTAAAATCACATAAGCAGCACCACCAGTGTACTTTCTTCGCTTGGTATCAGTCCGAAGAACCGCAGAACCATCAGTCCACACTTCATAGCAGTCGTGCATCTTTTCTTCCTTGGTCTTGAACTTGAAACCATGCTTGCGGTATGTCTGGCTCGGATTCTTCAAGGAATTCCATTTCTTGACCAAATCCTCCCATTTCTTAGGGACTTTACCGCTTGGCAGCAACCATCCGACATCATCAAATCGACCATAAAGCCACTTTAGGTTGTCTTTCATAAAACCTGCCATCGAGCAATACATTGCAAACTCTTCATAAGTTGGTTTTGCAACGTTTCTGTGCTCATCGCCCTCTTTCTGTTTTCTTTCTCCCATAGCTTCTTTCTTTTCTTAGTTTCTTTAATCAACCTCACAACACATACGAGTAGTTTATATACATAAGTGAAATATACTTCGTATATTCCCCTTAACTCTACAAGCTCCCTTACGCACGCAGGTTATTTATAGATTCTCTCGTCTACTATTATTACGTTCGATTTTTTACCCACTTCATCTTTCGCTCAATAATTTTTGGGTTTGTTCCACTCTTCGACTTAGATACTTGGCTTTTTAGGACTTTGTATTTGTTAGCGCATCGCAGTTGACCCTTTCGATATTTTGCCGAAATGATGATAAGATTTCCGAACGCATCATAATAATGCCAATTGTTAGTACAAGCACATGCGTCTACTCCGACTTCTGTACATTGGACTATTTTTTTTACCGTACCAGACTTAACAAGCTTTTTGATAGTCTTCCCAACTTGGTATCTAGTTGAACAGGTATCTTTCATCATGCTGGTGTATGAATAACTTGTGTACTTTTCATTGAATGGTCTTTCCAACATACGAGCTTCCGTTTTTTTGGCACTACGCACACTTTTAATCGTATTCCCATTGACGGCTCTACAATGCGTATTGGAGACATCTTCAATAACATTGATTTTGTTACTCACAACGACATCACACAAAAGACTTCTCAACTGAGGCAAGGTAAGTTTAGCTATCTCGCAGCGTCTTGTCTTGTAACTGTATTGGAAACTGTCATGCAACTTGTTCGCTATGATTCTCTTCACACCGAACTTGTTAGTTTCAATTCTACAATATCCAAATTTAACTGATAAATCCAAATATTGTTTGAAATCTTTCTTGTTGTAGCCCATCACTTTAGCTGCTTGGTTTGTAGATCTAAAATGAAGGTCTGATGCACGGAATAGAAATTTTATCTTTAAGGCAAAACAAAATCCCACCAAGCGATTCTTATCGCCTAGTGCAATTTTAGCTTGCTTGATACCAATTCTAATCTGATGCATAATAACTCGTTTCCTTATTTGTTTAACTTATCTGTGTTTCGCCTACTCCAACAATTATTGCCCATTGCTAACCTAGAGCAATCTAAGAATGTTTCGACTCAAAACAAGGATTCTAAAAAGAAATCCTTACCCTTCATTCGTCTGACACCGAAATCTAGGTAAGGATTATCGTGATGTGGCTTTCGCCACGGAAAATCTTATTGATTCTTGTAAGCGTGTCAGCACCAACAAAGCACGCTGCAAAGATACTAATTTATTTTCAAACTGCAAGGGTTTTAATGTGTTCTTCTACTCTTATTGCGCATTTTTAACACACAACACAATTTTAGTTACGTATATAAAACTACAAATACATTAAACCGCTTGCAAATTTAACATTTAATACTCTAAGGCATTTTCAAGACAAAAAAAAGAGCAACCACCATCACTGGCAGCTGCTCCATAAGTTGTTACCTTAAACCAATCTAAAACCTTAATAACTAAAAACCAACCTAATAAAATAACTTTTTCTTATATTTTACCGTGAGAAAGAAAATCATTGTAACCAGCATCAAGGAAACGACCCAAAAGGAAATCATACCGAATTTCCAATAGAACAAATCCCATCCCTCCAAGTCTTTCTCAATATATTCCTTTTTGGTCTGGGCGATACTCAATTCTCTATTTATGCTATCCCTCTGAGCCTTGTATATACTCGCTCGCTCTGCTATCTCCTTATAATGAATAAGGCTATCACGAACCTTGGATAGTTCCTTGCTGTCCCTGTATCTAATCTCTATATGAGTAGAATCCTTACATAGAACCTTACCACTCTCATCTACCCTTGTCTTGACATCATCCTTGATGTAAGTGGAATCCTTAACCTGCTTTTCGGTCTGCTCCCAATGGTAAGATAGCAAGCTATCCCGAATAAGCTTGACCCTTTCGTTGACAATTGAGTCCCAGTGAGCATAAGTAGTAGTGTCTCGCACCACCTTTTCCACTTCTACATATCTCGTTGTCCGGCATCCGTACATCATCAGCATGATGAAGAAACCTACCAATATGGTAACGAGCCAACGCCACCAATCAAATCTTAGTTGCATATCAACCTCCTTTTTGAGTGCAAAGGTACAAATTATATTATATATGACACAAAAAGAGCCATTTGGGTTATTTCCAAAACCCGAATAAGTGAAAAACTAGCCATTTTCTGTTAACGAATGTAATCAAGCCTACCATTATAGCCAAAAGACGTTAAAGCAAAGAAAATGATTTGATTTTTTATTGCATATTTCAAATATTCTTTGTATCTTTGTAACAGAATTAGAAAGGTGAGACACACCTTCAGAAACTGTATTATTAACAATTAAGCCCTATCGCATCACGGCAAGCGAAAAGAATATGGCAACAACTAATAAAAAAAGAATGCGTGAGTTCTTCGAGTTCGGATTTGAGCAAGTTCAAGCTAAGTCCATCATTTAGGAGTGTAACTTCATTGCAGATGCTAAGGAGTTCGCAAAATGTGGCAAGTTCGAGCGCTTCGCAGACTACACAAGAGAGCGTTTCGAGAACGAGTTTCAATGTGCCCTTTTGTTCGCATAATAACCATTTAAACTTACGGATATGAAAGAATTAAGCTTGACAACAGATTTGATGTTTAATCGCATTCTCGCTAAAAACAATTTTAAGTATGAGGATGAAGAAACAGCCAAAGAAGAAATAACTAAAATGCTATCTGATACAGACCTCACTGTAGTTGAGAGTAGATGCAAGGCTATAGAGATGGTCAATCCAGACAAGAGCCTAGAAGTACAAAAGTCTATTATAGCAGAAGGTTATCTATTCTTAAAAAACGAATATGCAATCTCTATGCAACTTATCCAATATAACGCCTATGGTACGATGAAGTTCGCATACGTTGTAAAAAGCATAACTATTTAGATTTACGGACATGAAAGAGATTCAAAAACTATTAATAAAATGAGCAAAGAATATTATATCGGAGATAGTGATTTTTGGGGCAATAATAGCCCAAACGATAAGTTTAACAAAGAGCTTGTTCCGCTTTTAAAAAAGTTAGGAGTTAAGTCGGAAACTGACTTAGACAAGATAGCAAACATAGTAAAAGATATTAGTTCTATGAGCTACGAAAACGGATATGATAATTGTGAAAAAGAAAATCAAGAATATTCATAAGTTATGGAGCATAAAAACATTCTATCCTACATAGCCAAGGATATACAGAAGACTTGTGAGAGACTTGGTATTTACGCTCAGTTCACACCAAAGGACGAAAAGCACATCGTAAGTTCCGATTTCAAGATGGAGCCTGCAATCTTCAAGAGCATTCATGTTGAGGCTGACCTCCACATTCACCCATCAGAAGTATCTGGAGAAGATGATGTGCTTGACATAGACGTTAGCTTGCATTATCGCTACTACCATTGGGAAGGTGGCGAGAATGGTTGCAACATCGGTTGGATGAAATACCAAATACAACAAGCCCACTTCAATAAGGACAAAGTGTATATTGATAATTTCGAGAGTCTTTGTACCATCAAGAGATGGCGAGGTATTGAACTTTAAAATAAAACTATATGAGTAAGACAAAAAACAATATTCCGTATGAGAGGCAGATGCTTCCCATTCTTCGCAACTACGACAAGCTGGTAGAAGAAAACAAAGCAATGAAAGCTATTATAGCGAACATAAGCAAAGTTTGTAAGCCCGAAGATACTGTCCTCCAATTCAAGAAACTAGATGGACAAATCAAAGACTTAACGAACAGACTTAATGTATGCAAGAAAAAATTGGGAGAAATAGACAATTTGGTTAGGGATAAATTAGAACGAGAGCACTTTTTCGTTTCCAATAGAAGTACCACCCTAGCAAACGTAAGGCTCTTAACAAAATAGATATGGATAACAAGAAAAGTAACAGAGGAGGTGCAAGGGCTGGAAGCGGACGAAAGAAAGGGAACAACGTGAACCTTTGCATAAGGATGCCAAAGGAAACCGTGGACTATATAAAGCAGAAGTCCAAGGAGGAAAATGTTCCTATAGGCTCTTGGATAACCACCAAGCTAGGACTTTAACGAAGATAGCCCCACCGACTAGAACGATGGAGCTATTTTTGTGTTATTAGCTGTTTATTACACGTCCATCATTGCAGACGAGCTTTCCGTACTTGATGTTCCCGACACGTCTGAGCCAACCCTTCAGATTTACCTCTTGCTTAGGGTCGTTCTTCACGATGTCGTTAAGGTAGGTAATCCTAGCGACCTTCAGACTGTCGAACAAGACCCACTGTCCTTGTTTAAAGTTATTGATAGCCGCCAAGGTGTTCTTGCCCATGATTCCGTCCACCTTTGTTCCTACAACTTTCTGTATCTTCTGGATAGCCTTTGAACAGCCGCTATTGTAGGCGAAGTCCACTAGGAGGTTCGCCACCGATTGGTTGTTTAGCTTGTCAGCCATGCAAACATCCCAGTAGTTCCTCTTGAACAGCCGATCATAATCTGCCTTGGTAAGCAACTTCACATCCTCGGCATTGATTACCCCATCACCATTCTTGTCATATCCAACCTTCTTCCAAGTAGCGAGCGTGATTCCGTATTTTGTCGCTCCACCCCTATCACTCTTCTTGTTTGTATACTTAGATGATTCCCAACTAAGTACGAACTCGCTTAAAATGTCCGATTTAGCCATTGTCTTTTTCCTCCAACTTTAAGTTATTGTGTTCGCCACGTTCCCCTATCGTCTTGGTAATGCCAGCCGTGACGAACAAACTAGCCACACTACCAACAAATGCACTTAACCCCATCAAATCGGTCTTGATAGTCCCATAAGTTACCACTTCCCACACTAAGATAAAGCAGACAACCAGGAGCATCAAGAGACCTATCAGAGTAACGGACACTAAGAAGAATGCCTTGCTTGAATGTCCGCTATTAACTTGTATGAGTAATTTCAGATACTTAACCATATTTTAATCCTCCCTGTCACGATATATCTCATTTTCTTCCTTTTCAACCAACGTTTCTAAGGATTCTCGCTTTCTTGGTGGGGTTCTAAGTTGGCATCCATCCTTGATGCATCTGTTCCATTGTGCCTCATGCAAGGCAAGCTTCAAATCGTTCTTCTCATCCCTTAGATTGCGTATGGTAATACGATACTGATTGATTTCCTCATACAATTCATCTACTTTACTATTAAGATTAACGACCGACTCGTTGGAACGTTCATAGAGAGCCTTCCACTCATCGGCATATGATGAAATAGTCTTATTCTCTTCCTGTGATGCGAGTGCCGCCTCCTTTCGTTTTCTACTATTATAGTACAGCAACGTGGAGATAACTCCCGATGCGCAAAGAAGATTAATTCCCGTCTGTATTAATTGAATAGTTTCCGCTGTCATTTCCTTATGTTTTTTGTTGCAAAGATAGCTATTTATATATAATAATGTGAAAATAGCCGAGTCAGAAAACTACACAATTAATTTTTGTGCAAATAATTAAATATTTCCTTAAACAAAGTTATAACACATTAAATTATTTGCTCTATCAATAAAATCTCATTACCTTTGCAAATACAGGTGAGTCACACCATAAAAAACTGAATAAAAATGAAGATAATAGAACAAGATACAATAGACATCATTAAGGCGCACATAAATGAACGACCAAGATACAAGTTGGCACAAAGAATGGGTGTCAGCGTGAAATTCTTGTATAAGATTCTACATGATTGCAATTGTAAAATCGAACATAAAAGACCTGTTCCGAAACCCAACAAGAAGCGTGATGAACAAATTGCAAAGCTTTACACCAACCATTCAGTCAAAGAGATTGCCGAGATTGTAGGGTGTCATCCGTCTACAGTAGGAAAGGCGGTAAAAAGACTAAAGCTTACTCATTCGAATGAAACTATCGAAAGACTTAAAAAGAATAGTTTGGCAAATTTAAAGAAAGCGTATGAGAAAGCAACAATAAGTAAAAGGGTAAAAAGCTGGCAAAGAACCATGCAGATGGAGAAATTCAGAGTTATATCCTGCATTCCGCAACAGACAAGATTCAAATTTGCGGATATGCCTATAAAAGCATATCATGCAAAGTACAATCTCATAACAAAGCATGGATATTTCGCTTTCGAAGGTGAGCCATACACCATAGGTTATGACCGGAATACTCATAGGATGGATGAAGAATACTATAAGAACAAATATGGATTTTCTTTTGAGGAGGATGAAGAATGCCAAGAAGATTAACAAAAGAACAGATAGACTATATTAAAGTCCACATCAATGACTACCCACGAAAGGAAGTAGCCAAGGCTGCTGGTGTTACACTACACACCTTATATAAATATATCACTATTTTAGGTGGCACAAAAATAGACAACAAGTTGAGTAAAGAAACCATCAGCCAAATTTCCGTCATGTACCAAACGATGACAGCAAGGGAAATTTCCGAAGTGTTGAATATTCCTCAATCTACAATATTAGGACAAGTCAGTAAGCTTGGTTTAAAACACAATGTAGAAACGATAAATAGAATTCGTAAAGAGCGAAACAAGTCTCTAAGAAACTATTGGAATAAAGAAAGATATGCAAGTAAAGGAAGAAAACTTCACATGCAATACAAAATGGATGAACTTAGAGTTATGTCGGGCAAGCCGCAAGAGACAAAGTTGAGGATAAGAAAGCTCTCCTCAAAGGCTTTGAATGCTAAGATGTATTTGCGAAAGTCTTATAACTATTTCTACTCTAAGGGTGAGCCGTTCATTCTCTGCTATGACTCCGAGACAAAAAGACACCCTAAAGAGGAATACTATACTGAAAAGTTTGGTTTCAAGTTCGTGTGTGCTTAATTTCTGTTTGCTGTTCCGTTTGCATTTTTCGTTTTCTGCAAACGGAATTTGCAAACAAGCCTTTGATTTCCATGCATCCGGAAGTATGATATTACCTCCTATCACCTTAACTGCTTGATTATTAGCGATTAAAAGAAAGTTTGATAGAGTTATTTAATCTTATCCTTATTATTCGTAACTTTGCAGCCGTAACGTTACATAGAGTTAGTTTAATTAAGGTTTAACACAAAAAGATTATTCTTATGGAGACATCAAAAACTTATGTTTTTAATCCAGAGGGTTCAGGTAACAATGGAGGAATGATGAGCTTGATAGCTCCTTTGCTCCAACAGAGAGGCGTTGATCCAAACGTTCTTCTTGCGATGAAGGGTAATAACGGATTCGGCAATGGTGATGGTTCTTGGTTCATTTGGCTGCTCTTTATCCTTTGCTTCTGTGGTTGGGGCGGTAATGGTTTCGGCTTTGGTGGTCGTGGTAATGGCGCAGGTCTTGCCAATGAAATCAACAATGACTATGGTCGTTCCTTGCTTATGGATGCTATCGGTGGCAATCGTAATGCACTCAGTAATCTCGCAACTCAGCTCAATTGTACTGAAGGACAGATTCAGCAAGCTATCTCTGCCTTGACAACCCAAGTCCAGAACGTGGGCAACCAAGTAGGCATGAGCGGAATGCAAACTATCAACGCTCTTCAACAAGGTAATATGCAGATTGCATCACAACTCGCTGATTGCTGCTGCCGTGTAAATAATAATATTACGGCTATGGACGGAAACGTCAAGTTGGCTATGTGTCAGCAGACTGGCACTTTGCAGAATGCCATCAACAATGTAGCCGTAGGACAGGAGCGTGGTTTCTCTAACGTGGCCTACGAGACCCAGCGCCAGACTTGTGACTTGCACAACGCTATCAAGGAGAGCACTCAGACCATCGTTGACGGTCAGAAGCAGGCTGAGATGCGTGAGATGCAGAACAAGATTGATTCTCTTCGTGAGGAGAACAGTACCTTCAAGTCTTCCGCTATGACATCACAGATTGTGGGTCAGGCTGTAGCACCTATCAATGCGGTATTGGCTGGCTTGCAGAGTGAGGTGGCTGGTATCAAGTGTAAGTTGCCAGAGACGGTAACTACTCCTTACAGCCCATTTACTGCGGTTCCTAATTGTGTCGCTTATCAGGCTGGTCTGTATGGTTTGAATGCTGCCAACAACGGATTCTGGGGTTAAAGAAAGGAGGCTGCTATGTTATGGATGAGACCTTTTGCATGGGTTAATCGTAACGGCTCGGCAGCTATCGCATCTACAGGCGTGGTGGTGAACACCGAAAATGTCGTTTTCTCGTTCAGAAACCACGCCTTCGTGAATGCTAACTATAGGGGAACTATCTTTGTGAACCTACATCAAGCTATTCCGACTGGTACGACAAATACGCTGCCAATCCTTTTCGAGACCAATGGCGTAACCCAAGCTGTAACTAAGTTCAACGGCAATCCTTTGACGGTAGCCGACATTGCAGGAACTGGAGTTTATCAGTTTTGGTTCGAGCGAGATACTAACACCCTTCAGCTAATGACGGGTATTGTTTAACAATTAACATTACAAAGCTATGTTTCAAGGACTTCGACCTAACAGCATATTCTATGTGCTTGACAAGGGTGAAAACCCAAGTCTTAAAATCGGACAGGTTGTATCGGTCAGTAACCCACAACCTAAGTTCCCAACATATACTCCTGGGCAATTCAACCCACAACCAATGGAGACTACCGTTGATGTTGTCGTAAAATTGCCTAATGAACAAATGGAGTTCAAACAACTCCCATCCAATATGCAAATTGCAAATTCGGAAAACCTCGTGGTTTCTGAAAGCCGTGAAGCTATGGATGCGGAAGTTGAGGCTATGTATCGGCATTCTAAGGAGATTGTGGAAAGCGAGCCATACCACAAAAAGGTTATGGAAGAGTGCGCAAAGATGCGTGCCGTATTGAATCCACAAATAGCCAAAGACAGACAACAGGAAGAAGACATCAATAACCTCAAAAGCGAGGTTAGCGGAATGAAGGGAACTTTGACCGATATTAAGTCTATGTTGTCAGTGGCTTTGGAAAAAGTTAATACAAAAAAGTAAATCATTATGGGATACATGATAGAAATTACCGAAAACAAGGTAAATGAAATGTCAGAACTTGTAGAGAAGATGCTTAAGTATGGTGGTAAACTCATGCACTGCATTGATGAAATGGGGGATGACAAGTATGGACGAATGGGTCACAGAAATCCAATGCCGGATTACCGAGACAATTGGGATGACGATGATGACCGCTATGGTGAAAGACATGGTGGTCGCAGAGGTGGCGGTTATCGCTATTAGTATTACACTTTGAGGTGGGGAGAAATCTCCACCTCCTTTAAAAGCTTTTATTATGGGAAGATACAAAATACCACTTGACGCATACGATATGAAGCCGGAAGGGATGATTGCATACCTTCGCTACAATGGCTGGCACTTCAATAAAAAGATGTGCGACTGGGCTATTACCTTAATGCGCAAGACAAACGCAACAACTGGTAAGCTCGAAAAAGTTGAACCGACAGAAAAAGATACAGTCGAGGAACTTCTTAAAGTCAACAACGTAAAGTTGGAGAATGCCGACAATTACGATTTCGTTTATGTCGCAAACATGGCTAGAGCCGATTTCTTTAAGTCTTCTTTAAAAGACGAAGCTGCTTTGGCTCAATTCATTAAGGATATGGTGGATGACCCAGACCAAGCGGACGGATTTATTTTCAATAGATTTTATGCCGATTGCAACCATAATGGTATCGGCATTCCATGGGATGATGTATTATGATTAAACAAGAAATTTACTTGGAGAAATACGATTGGAATGTGATTGTATGTCATATAGCTAATCAAGAAGATGTTGACGAAGCTATGGACTTACTAAGTTCCATTGATTGTAAGGGGCAACCATTATTGGATGCATACGACCACATTTCAACCGATTCTTCAAACAAAGGATTGACATACACAAATGTTTCAAAGAAAACAAGTGTTGTGCTCATTTGCAAATCTACTTCTGAAGGTGAGTATATAAATAGTCTCACACATGAAATGTTTCATGTAGTAGCACATATATGCAACCATCTGGGAATAGATATGCAAGGCGAAGAACCATGCTATCTTATGGGATGGCTCTGTCAGTCGATATTATAGAAGATTTCCTTATAAGTTTAACTTGGCGGGCAGACCTTGGATTTTTCCATCTGCCCTCCTATAAAATTACAAGAATATGAGTTGTTCGAAAATCAAAAATTACCTTTATGAACGTTTTAATGAGGATTTTAACGTTCTATCTGAGAATGAAAATCGAGTTATCATTACATTTGATGATAATGACTTGTCGGTACTCGTAAACAAGATGGAGAATAAATTATTCATTCTCGTTCCGCTAACTAATATGCATTCGTTTGAACATCATCAGGATTGGATCTTGGTAGATGGCGAACGCATCAATAGCAACCTATTTTGGAAGGAATGCGGCAACCAAGTGATAGAATATCAAGGTGATGCCCCTATAGCTATCAAGCAAGACACCATAGAGAGAATTGTTAATGATTTCATTAAAAACAGATAACGTTTTAAAATTTGCATTAATTTATTTGCAAGGCCATCTTTTTTGTCGTATCTTTGCATTGTAATAAAAATGGTGAGACACACCGGAACAACTGTGTTTTACAAACTTAATTTTCGTAGATAAAGATATTAATATATCAATATAGAAAAAAGCAAAATTATGACAGAAAAAGGATATTTAATCAAGAAAAAAGTATTATTCATTGATTTAGACGACACGATTATTACAACTATATCAGGAAACACCTTTCCTACAGATGTAACAGATTTCAAAATCCGTAAAGAGGTTTTGGATAAGATTGTAGATGCATTCCCTACTCTTTACTATGTGGAAATAGTCTCAAACCAAGGAGGCATCCCTCAATTTGTTGACGAACAGGATTTCATCGGAAAGATAAAGGCTATTGAAAGCTTTATGCAAAAATATCTTCGCAATCATACCGGACGAAATATCTTCGTCAACTCTATGTATTGCCCATCGCATGCAGAGATAGGAATGAGAAAGCCAAATACAGGAATGCTTGAGTCGTATTCTTCTTGGAAGAAAAGTGAGCTGATAATGATAGGTGATGCTAGCGGAAAAGAAGGTGACTTCTCGGACTCCGACAAACAATGTGCGGAGAATTTCGGTATTGAGTACATAGATATAGAAGACTTCTTGAAAATGTAAAAACTAAAAAAGGGAAAGTCAGAGTGACTGTTGCAAAAATTGCAACGTCACTCACGCAAACTGAAACAAAAAAGAGAGGCAATCACTTACCTCTCTTACTCAACTTGTAAGGAACACTTACATGTTCAACTATTAGGATAGAAGTAGAAGCAAAATTCCCCTATACTATTGGCGTAGTATAGGGGAATATTACATTCCTGCTCGGAAATGCGATGCTCTTAAAAGTGCTGCTCTAAAAAGCACTGCAAATATAGACAATAATTCCGAAACCACCAAATTTTTCATCATTAATTTGTTAGATACAGATACAATCCTTCCACGAACCACATTATCAATATCATAGTTGATGATGTCACCCAAGCCATGAAGAACTTATCTATCGTTTTATACTTATAGGAAAGATACAGGTAAGCAATAAACGTGCTGTTGATTATTACCAGTATCGCTACTATAATCAAAGTACAAAACATATAATCCATACTCATATATGCTCGCTTATCCGTGCTGCGATAGGGCTTATTAATACGTTATGATTTTCTCTTGCTCTTAATGAAGTGCAGAATATCCCACTTCTTCCAATATCTGGTGTGCCCACGCTTCTTGCACTCGCCATTCGGAATGTCACCCCTGGCAACCATACGATTGAGTGTAGCATCAGAAACGTGAAGTTTCTCCTTGACTTCCTCGGTAGATAGCATCGGATTGAGAGCATACGGCAGATAGTTCTCACAAAGGTCTTCTATCTCATCGCTACTCATTCCGCAAGCAGTTACCTTCTCCCCTCTCTTCTCTTGCTCGTCTGCTCGAAAACAAGAATCCGATAACGATTTTAATAACACTCCCAAGGTGTGATAACCAAATAACTTTCCCATATCATTATAATCTAGAGATTAAACTTTGACAGCCCTTGCCTGAGAAATACTTATCGGCAAAACCATATACATAAAATATAATGGTCATTACAAGTATTACAGCATTAGCTTCCACCATTTCGTTGGTGGTAAAAACATTCCAGTATACGATATGAATAGCATTTATCCCAAATAGGTAGATGATCATCGGAATACGCCATCTGTAGCAGAGCCAAAAGAATCTGCTCGCAATTATAAGTACAAGCGGATGGATGTAAACGGAAAAATAGATAAATGCTGCCGATACCCAATTCTCCTTAAACCATACGCACATTTCTTTTTCATGAGACGCAAATGTTACCATGCATGCAATATGAAAAAGCATGATAAACAGAGGCATCACTTCACAATAATACTTAAACCAAGTGAGTAGCTTTATGCTGTAGCCTCTACCTGCAAGGATAATGACGTTTATCATTTCGCTAACGTCCATGTCCTTAAACATTACTCTTGACAACTGTACAACACCGACTGATTGAACTAACCGATGGACTTCATCTTCTTCTTTAGTCATAAGCTATTATATTTTAGTTGATTTAAAAGATTGATACCGCAAAGATACGCATTTTTAAAAGTAAGAAGTCGGCTTTAGGTTAATTTTTGTGTTAAACTTCATAAAAAGTAACAATCTGAAAGTAGATGGCTACAAAAATAGCGTTAGAACGGCTTTCTTGCCAAATTCTAACGCTATTTCTATATCTACTTATCAGTGTTTATCCTATCACAACATCAAGGGTCTCCATATCAGCGAACTTCAAGCCGCAATCTTTCGCTGCCTTGAACAACTCCTTCTCGTCAACTGCCTCGATGGACACCTCTATCTCCTTGTCGGCAAGTTCCTTGAAATACTTCTCGGTCTTCTGCTTCTGATTGAAGAAGTACTCATTTACCTCAGCGAACTTGGCTGAATCGTCCTTGGTGTATTCGTAGCCCTCATCGGCGTGCTTCTGCTCAAGCTGCTGGCACTCCTGTAGCTTGCACTGCATCTCCTCGAACTTATCGTCCTTCAGGCTCTCCTGCGCTTCCTTCACATCCTTGTCGTAAGTATCGGCTACTTGGCGCAGTGCCTTCATATTCTTCCAAACTCGCATAGCGGCATCATCGCTCATAGATGATGTCTTCAATGCCTTCAATGTTCTGTAGGCTGCAACAGCCTCGATTGTCTTAATCTTTTTCATAATTGTTTTTTTTATTTTTATGTTATACAATATTCTTCGCCAGATTGCCATAGCAGAATACCTTTCCTATTAACAGTGCAAAGTTAAGAAAATAATTCCGAATAACAATGCAGGAGGAGCAAAATTTACGAATTTTAAAAATCAGCTTCCCCACGTTGGGTAATCACTAGGACGTAATGTGTCTGCTTTCTCGGTGAGAACGTAAACCACAAATACATTTCTAGCATATTTGTTATATTAAGAACATCTGCTTTTTAATGCATAATATAACTACCACCTGGAGGAACTTGTTTCCATCCACCATCTATATTAATTTCAAAAGATAATTGACACATTTGTCCATAATAACCTCCTTCATAAACATTATCAAATCTTATATATATATCAACATAATCTGTTCTATCACCTTCAGGAATAGTTACAGAACCTGTAATTTGACCAGAGCTATTAGATACATAACCTCTTCCGTATGTTGTCTTATTGTTACCATAACCACAAACACTTCTAAATATACCATCAGTAATTGTAATTGTAGCATCAGGAAGTTTATATATTCTAGCTTTACAAATACAAGTAGCACCAACTAATTCTCTCAACGATGAGAAATCAACAAAACCACTAGAACCACTTTTAATACTTTCCATATTAATTTGTCTAGGATAATATTTAAAACTAATACCACCTGGAAGAGATATGAAAATTATTTTTGTATTATCATATAAAGTTGCATTACGAGTATATGCTAAAAAAGGCACAATATCAATATATTTATCTCCACTACCTATATCAAAAGTTATTTCTCTATCAGCATATATATAATCTGTTGGTTTTTTGCAATTGCCAACATAATAATTTTTATAAATCTTATCAGTAGTATTATATGGTGAATTATAACGAATTTGAATCCAAAAAGACCAAGCTAAAGATAAATCAGTTATTATATCATCCATAGTAAGATTTGTGTTATTATCCACATGTGTATTCATATATAATACACAATTAAATTTACGAATTGAAGAATAATAAACTTCAACGGTATGAAATTGAGGAATAGAAGTCATAAATGCATTACGTGTTGCTTTACTACTATAGTTTCTAAAATCACTTAATCTATAAGGAGAATTAGCACCACCTTTTGGAAAATGTTTTCCTGATACCATTGTACTTGTATTACCATGAATACCGCCAGTCTGACCATATACATTATCAATATAAAGATTTTTACATGCTTCAATAGCAAAACCTTCTCCTCCATAATTATTACGTAAGTTCTTATAAGTATCCATAGGTATATTCATACCACAACGAACAACACAAGTGAAGTTACTATATGAAGATGTTACTATTTCCTCAGAGTCTTCTCTAATAGGATATTCTTTAAAGTCACCTTTACAACTAATAGGTTTATACTTACTCCATATATTTATATTTTCACTCTTACAAAGAGTAGCAAGGTCATTGCTACTCTCTCCAAGAGCTCGTTTAACATCATCAATGCTAACAGGAGCACTAATAATTCCAGTTTCACTATTGTAAGACATAATCTTTATTTTTTTAATATTCAACTTTAGTTTCTAATTCTGTTACAACTCGCTCTACTGTTACATTGAACACTTTCGCAAGCTATAATATAAATCGTTTCATACGCTTAATCTTTAGAACTTAAAACACTAGGCAAGGCAGCTCTATAAGAGCCACCCTGCGTTAATGCTCACGATACTTACTCTGCTGCCTCGCTTGCCATATTAGCGGCGATAGCGGAATTGACCTCCTTAATCAATGCTGATACCTCACTGAGCTTGCTCTGCGGAACACCGCTGATGTTGTAGGTCAGCTCGCTGCCGTTGAAGCTTGCGTTGGCATTGCCGAGATAATTACCATTTGCGTCACCATAGATACTCATATTGATGCTCTCGATGTTGCCACCCGTCTTGTCAACATTGTAGGTAATTTCTACTCGATAGCCGCCCTTGGTATAAGTGGCGGTTGTCTGTTCACTCTTCTTGTTAATCTTTAAATTCTCCATTTTCTAATCTAATTTAATGAATTAATATTCTTGTTATCTAATCTTTTCTTGTTGCAGTCTTCCTTATCTCCACTCAATCGCAGAACCTCTGATTCAAGGAAGACCACCCGAGCCTTCAACCTGCTGACCTCATCGCCCACCTGCTCGATAGCACCGAATGCCGTTGCAATCAGCTTCGGAGACCAGTAGTTAATCTTGTAGTAGCCCTTCTCGTCAGTCTCCACGATGTCCTTTAAGTGAGGGTTGCACAAGACGTGTTGGGCAATCCAACCGATAGACCTTGTGTTGTCCTTCTTCCAAGCAAAGCTGAACGTGCCACCCATCGCCTTGATGATACCCAAGTAGTCCAGCTTCCGCAAATCCTGCTTCAAGCGGATGTCAGAACTAGCATAAGCTGTAACTCCACCTTTAGCAAGAATGCTATTAGGGAAGTAAGTATTCATATAAGCATCATAATCATATATATGACCAGTAGTACTAATTGTATATCTGTCACCATTATAGTTATATTTAGTTAAAGCTAAAGCTCTAATTTTAGCAACAATACCATTACGTAAAGCAGTATTATTACTAGGATGACTAAATACTAATCTCACATAACGATAATTATCATTACCAACATCTACATTTAGAGGACCAACACAAATATCACATTTGTGTGACCATCCTTTCATTATTTTAGAAACATATTCTTTATAACCACCAGTACTACTTCCAAAATATACTTGGCATTTTATATCAACTCCATTATTTACATCAACACTTATCCAACTAAGTTCTTGATATATTTCATCAGGAATCTTAACAGTAACCCTAAGTTGATTTTTCTTTATTTGAGCAAGTTTATCAGCCTCAGTATCACCAAGCAAATAATTAGACCCTAAATAATAATTAAATCCTCTAGCATTATCGTTTATAAGATTAAATCTATTTTCTGGATTACCAAAATATGTATTCCAAGTAGCACCATTATCCATTGAATATTCTACTTGTATATTATCTTGAGGAATACCATTAAACATATTAGTAACATTAGCTGCAATACTACCATCCCAATTATTTACATTAGTACCAAAAGCATTTACATCAGCCGTGGTAGGCATTATACCTTTAGCTGTTAATAAATTATTAATATGAGTAGAACCATTAATAGTAGCAGTATTAATAATAGTTATATCTTTAAAAAGAGCATAACCACCTTGCATTATTTTCCAATTATTACTATCTGCTTGACTACACATGTCTTGAACTTTCACCCAATTAGTATTATTACCATTACCTAAATATAAATCACCACCACTACCTCCAATTCTAGCTCCACTATCAGGAGTTATAGTTGTAATACCTGGAAATTTAAGTGTACCATTACTTTGTGCACTATTAGCAGCAAACACAGATTTATCAGCTATACCAAGATAAATAGTTTTATTAGAATGAGTATATTTAAGACCAGCCCATTGATTCCAATCCCAAGCAGTTTCACCAAAACGAATAGCATTACCAGTATTGAATATTACTTGGTCGTCTATAGCAGATATACGAGCATTAGCACTTATACCATTATTTAATCGTATAGCTCCATTACTAGAGTTACTATTATTTATGTATATTGTTCCATTAACATTACCAGTACCATCAAAACTTTGACCCCAAATACTTCTAGCAGTTCTGAGTTTAGTTGCAGAAGCTACATTGTCATGTAGAAAAGCAAGATAACCAACTTGAGTTGCTGTAGTAGTATTTATACCATGCATTATTCTAATTCTTCCACTAGTTCCTATATCAAATCTAGTTCTCCAAGTAGAATAACCTTGTATATTAATTATATCACCATAGCTTTCATGAAAATTATTATGTCCCTCATTAGTATGAGCCCAACCATAAACTCCAACTCCATCCTTAGTTACAGATGCATCTCCATACTCACCTCTATATCTAAGAAATGAACTTTCATGATAACCATCTACAGTATCTGCATTACCAGCACTACTAGCATAACCATTATGCAAAGCATTATATAAACTATTTGCACCTTTTTGACTAAGACTTGTACCAGTAGAAGTTCCACTATAACTATCAGTAATTCCTCTCCAAGTATTTTGCCAAGTAGTAGAAACACCATTGATAGTAATAGTTTGACCACTTACAGAACCAGTAACAAAGTTCTTGTCATTAGTAAGTTGACTAAGTTTAGTAAGATTACCTTTATGATAAACTTCATATTCAGCATCATATTTACTAGTAGTTCTAACTACATTATTGCTAAAATATAATACTCCATTTACTGCACGAATACCATCATAGTTACCGTTACTTCTAAAAAATAGAATAGCTTCAGTAGGGGTCTCAGATACATCATTAGTATAAATGCTATTAACTCCAATAATATCGGAATTTCTCATATTTATACCCCATTGACCAGAACTATAATATCTATCATTAGCCATAGTAAGAACACTAACATCTTGATGACTAGTAAGATAACCTTGACTTTTAACCCAAGATTGCGTAGCATACCCATTAAGAGATTGATGACTAGTAAGATAAGTTCCTAAATCTACAGCAGTTCCACCAGTAGCTGCGATAGTTTTAGTAACACCGTTAATCTTAACACTATGTGTATGACTAGTTGCCGACTTACCACTAAGAAGTGAATCTACACTAC